ATGGAGGTGGTGCAGTTGCCTTCCGAGAACCAGGCCAGACGCAAGATCCGCGCTGCTCGCGCCTACATCGAGACGCTGCGCAGGATGCACCCGGACGCTGACGTGCTCCGCTCACTCGACCGACAAGAGCGCGAGCTTGACGAGCTCGAGGCGATGCTGGATCGTGCCGACGACATTGTGAGGGCGCCGAGCGCGCGGCATCTGCGCGAGACGCACCCGGTCTGACACAACACGCCCCCGTCCACCCTCACGGGTGGGCGGGGGCGTTGTCGCGCTGACGGGTGGGGCCTACTCGGTGGTGAACAGGGCGTCGATGGCGTAGTAGGCGCCGGCGTCCTCTTCCGGGTAGGTGGTGTCGCCGGGTAGTGCCCGGTAGGAGCGGGTGCCGTAGGTGCTGGTGGCGGCCATCAGCACGAACTCGGAGCCGTCGACGGGCTGGATCCAGTCGGACCCGGCGGCGCCGGTGTAGACGTGGTCCCCGGCCGCGGTGGAGTACCCGATCCAGAACCGCTCTTCGAGGACCGTCGCGATGGGGTCGTCCCACAGCGCGACGTTCCAGGCGCCGGGCACCACGGTGGTGATCTGGGTGGAGACGAGCGGGTCGCCGCCGAGGTCCGGGCCGGGCTGCCCGGACCGCTTGGGCCAGTAGCCCACGGTGATCGGGGCGGTCATGCCTGCGCCGGCGGGCACCCACACCTTGGCGCCGATGCACTTCCAGCCCACCTCGGTGCCGAAGGTGTAGAACCCGGACGCGGTGCGAATGACCGACCCGGTGGCGTACTTGGCCGGCGCCCCGGGAGGCTCGGCCGACTCGAGCACCGAGTGCGATCCGGGCGGGGCGACCAGTGGCGGGTCGGGGTCCGGCGGCAGCGGGTCGGGGTCCTCGATGTCGATCAGGGCCTCGCCCAGCGCGAGCGCGGTGACCGGGGTCGTTCCGACCAGCATCCGCACCTCCCACAGGCCGAGGCGGGCCTCGTTGCCGGAGGGTGGTGGGGGTGGGGTGGCACCGATGCGAACCTCGGAGAAGGTCGCCGTGATCGCCCCGGCGTCCGGCGACCCGCCAGTGAACAGCATCAGCCGGGCCCCGGCGGGTATCCGGGTCTGGACGCCGGCGGGCAGCCAGTCGGTGTGCGGGGTGCGGAACCACACGGTGGCGGTGTCCGTCGTCTCGCGCACGATCCGCACGCTGAGCAGGTCCGCGGGGCTGCACAGGACGGACTCGGCGATGGTGCCGGCGTTCTCGTCGACGGTGACCAGCAGCGGGTCGGTCCACCCGCCGGGCACGGCCGGACGGTCGGGGCGGCTGATGCCGGAGTTCCGCGCCTTGACGAGCTGGACGTAGTTGTCGTCCGTGACGTACAGGCCGACGCCTGCCTGCTCGGTGTTGCGGGTCGGGTCGACGGCCACGGTCGCCTCGACCATCTGCCACCCGGCGGGCAGCGCGCGCAGCAGGGTGTTGCGCGAGTTGTTGGTCGTGCCCCACAGGTCGCCCGGACCGACCGTGACGGCCACACCCGACTCCCCGTAGGTGACCGCGGAGGGGTCCTCGGTGTTGCGGGCGGTCCCGTTGGGGGCGGCACCCACGAACGACCACCCGTCGGCCAGCGCGGCGGCCCGGTTCGGGTAGCTCATCGGCACGTCGGTCCAGGCGAGCTCGTCGGGCTCGGGGTCCGGCCCGGCCGGGTCGGGCACCCCGCCCGCGAACGCCGTCGTGGCCACGCGGATGGTGCGCTCGACGGTGGGCACCTGCGCGTCGAAGTACAGGTAGTCGGTCCCGCCCTCGGTGCGGATCTCGTGCGGCACCACCGTCGCGCCGGCGGACACGTGGTCGATGGTCCCGCCCAGGCCGAGCGAGGACACCGGGACCCGCACGGTCAGGGTGTCCTCGTCGAACATCGACTGTTCGAAGTCGCGGAGCCGGGTGGCGGGCATGGGCAGGCGTCGCATGGTCCACGTCGCCGCACCGCTGCCGGGGGTCCAGCCGCCGATGATGGTGCGGTCGCGCTGCATGATGTACTTCACGACCGTGCCGATCGGGGCCACCCACACGTCCTGGGTGGCCGCGTAGTTGATCGCCCCGTTGTCGTTTGTCATGGCGTGAAGAACGAGATTTGCCCACCGGCCCTGCGCGACGGCGCCGTCGACGATCGTCTTGAGGTCCGCGGGCGGCACGGGCGCGTGCTCGTGCGAGTTGTAGGACTTGATGTTCATGATGTCGCGCGGGGTGGGGTCCTCGAGCGCGTTGATGTTGTACCCGCGCGCGCACAGGAAGTAGTCCCAGGCCTTGACGCCGTACCACAGCGGGTTGAACCCGCACGGCCAGACCAGGGTGATCAGCCGGTCCCACCCGCAGATCGCGGCCGCGCCGGGCATGTTGCCCACGATCTCCCCGTGCACCGCGTCAGCGGAGAGGAGCTCGCACACGTGGTGGACCAGGTGGCAGCCGATCTCGTGCCCGGTCTCGAACGCGTCCGCATACTCCGCCGGGGCGATGATCGCGTTCATCACGTAGGTGCCGTGGTTGCCGTCCTCGTCGAGCCGGTTCACCCCGGACATGTACCCGTCGTCGGTCGACAGGGAGAACGCCCCGGCGTGCCCGTTCTTCCAGGTGGTGACCTGCACGGGCACGGTGGGGTTGACGACGGCGTGCACGGTGATGGTCGTGCTGGTCGAGTCGGCCGTGTCGGTGACGGTGATGGTGGCGGTGTGCACCCCGACCGGCAGGGCCGCAGTGTTCGCGGTGACGTCGACCTGCGCGTCGGTGGTCCCGGCGCCGGTGCCCACGGTCAGCCACGCCGCCTGGGACACGGCCGTCCAGGTGCGCGGCGCCCGGTCGATCGCGGCCACGGTGAACGCCTGCGGGTGGGTCGGCGTGGACCCCACGGTGGCGTTGTAGACGAACGCGAGCGGGGCGATGTCAAGCACGTGGCTACTCCGTGATCACGTAGAGGGTGGTCGCCGACTTCACCGGCAGCGCCTCGTAGGCGGACTGCGTGATGGCGACGATGGCGGTGATGCCCATACCAGCCACGAGCGATGCCAGGGTGGCGGACAGCCCCGACACCTTCGCGATCGGGAAGGCGTTGTCGGGCACGACCGGTGCGGAGGTGAACGTCTTGGTCCCGCCGACGGTCTGGTTGCCCGTGTTGAAGACGACCGCGCCGGCCTCCGCCTTGCCCGCCAGCGCGGCCGCGGCCGCGGTCGAGAGCGGCTTGTTCGCGTCGGACGTGTTGTCTACCTGCGACAGGCCGACGTCGCCCTTGGTCAGGGACACGGTGCCCGTCTTCCCGGCCACGGACGCGACGTAGACCGTCGAGCTCGGCAGGGCACCCACATCGGCGGCGGCGAGGGTCACGTCGCCGGTCTGCCCGTTGACGGAGTCGACCGCGCCGGACCCGCCGCCCCCGGCCGGGGTGGACCAGGTGCCGTCCCCGCGCAGGTACGTGCTGCCCGAGGGGGTGCCGGTCGCGGCGATGTCCGCCACCGGGATCGCGACGCCGGCCGGGCGGGCGCCGACGTCGTCGGCATCGAGCACCACGTACCCGGTGTGCCCGTTGACCGCGTCGACGGCGCCGCCGCTACCTCCGCCGCCGGTGGCGACCGTGACGTTCCCCGCGGCGTTCGGGGGCAGGCCGTTGACGGAGCGCACCACCCCGGATGCCAACCCGGCCGCGGTGGACGCCGCCACCTCGGCGGCCAGCTGGGAGGCCACCGCCGAGGTGGCGGCAGCCTGCGCGGACGTGGCCACCGGCTCGACCGCAGCTGCGACCTGCGCGGTGACCGCAGCGACGACCTGGGTTCCGATCTGGGCGGGGATGCCCGCGATCGCCGTCGTCGCCGCGGTCACCGCGCCCGCAGCGGCCGTCTGTGCGACCACCGCGGCCTCCTGGGCGGCCTCGGCCTGCACGATCGCGTCCGCTGCTGCGTCCCTCGCCTGCACGGCGATGGTCCGCATGACCTCCTCGAAACCGATCCCGCCCTGCGCACCGGACCCGCTGTCACGCCAGTCGAGGTACAGATCCTCGGGGGTGTCCGTGTCGATGATGAACGGCGGCAACGTGCCGATCGGGGACACGGTCAGCAGGGACGACGGGATGGGGTCCAGGGATCCGGTCTCGATGATCGGGTAGGGCGTGGTGGTGCCACGCACGACCACCTGCACGGTCTGCCCGGCCAGATCGAGCGCGACCTGACCCGAAGTCTGGTTGAGCACGATCGCCGTGTTGATCGTCCACTGCGTCACGGGGGTCTCCTAGTCGAAGGTGGCGGTCTCGAGGTCCCAGACGGCGCACTGCTCCGCAGCGGCTGAGGACCGGTACTCGGCGCCGCACTCCACGCACTCGTGGAGCGCGGCGCCTTCGGTGGCGGGCATGGTCACGGCTCGGGGACGGCACCGCTGTCGGGGTCACGCCCCTCGAGCAGCCGCAAGTCGCGGATGATCGACCGCTCGTCGGCGGTGAGCGGGCGGTCGACGGGCGGGGCCTGGTATGCCTCGGGGATGCCCTTGGCGACGATGGACAGCGCGGACGCGGCCCCGGCGAGCACCGCGGTGACGACGGCGGACGCGACACCGAGGCCGACACCGAGCGCCCAGTCCCCGGAGAGGGACACGGCGACGGCGGCGGTCGGGATGGCCGAGGACAGCGACTGGCAGGCCGTGCGGATGAAGCCGCGCTGGGCGGCCGCGGTGATGTCGGCGGGGATGACGGCGGTCATGCCGGGACGTCCTCGAGGAGGGTGCGCCACGAGTCCGCACCCGCGACACCGTCGACGTCGATCTTGTGCGCGGTCTGGTGGGCACGGAGCGCCTTGTCGGTCTTGTCGCCGAAGTCGTCGTCGAGGGCCAGCACGCCGACGCCGGCGGCGACACCGGCGCCGTGGACGTTGAGGACGCCCTGCAGGAGTCGGACGTCCGGGCCGGTGTCGCCCTTCCTGACCTTGCCGATGGTGACGTTCACGGTGACCTCCTGGGTGGTGGTGGGGCGCTCGGAGAGGATGCGGGCGTAGAGGGCGTCGTCGCGGCCGGGCGCCTTGTACGCCTGGATCGGGCCGTCGTCGACGTGCAGGTGGTCGCGGTGGGCTGCGGCCGTCTTCGCGATCGGGTGGACGCGGTGCGGGGTGTAGATGACGTTCAGGCCGGCTGCGTCGGCGAGGCGGGCCGCCCACAGCAGCACCGGGCGCTCCTCGGGCGGTGTACCGGGCGCGCCGAAGTTCAGGTCGGCGGCACGCCCCTTGTAGTGGTAAGAGCTGGACGTGTGCGCGCCCTTGGTCACGCCGCCGTAGGCGGGGTGCTCGGCGACGCGGAGCCCGCGGGCGTGGACGGCGGCGAGGTAGGTCAGCAGTCGGGACATGGGCCCTCCTTGGGGCACGACGAAGGCCGCGCCCGGTGCGGGTCGCGGCCTGATGGGTGAGCGCGGGTGCTGGGGTCAGGTCCAGGCGATGTGTGGCAGCGCCCAGGCCAGGACGATGCCGCCGATGGTGACGAGGGCTCCGAGAGCCCACAGGGCGACCTTGATCGACGTGCGCAGCAGGTCGGCGGTCGATGAGACGGTCAGCGCGAGGGCGGCGAGTTCCTCACGCAGCGCGATGTCGGCCTTCTGCAGCTCTTCCACGTCTTCCTCGGTGTTCTCGACGCGGCGGGTGATGTTGTCCATGGAGGTGCGCAGGATCGCGTTGTTCTCCGCGACCTGCACGGCCAGGGCCTGGACGGACTCGGCGAGGCGGGACACGTCGGTGGTGACCCACTGCTGGGAGGGGGTGCCGTTCGCGCCGGTCATGCGAGGACCGGCAGGGCGCGGACGCACCAGCGGCGCACGAGGTAGGGCGGCAGGTTGTTGTGCGCGGAGCCGCTGCCCGTGGACCCGGTTGCGCCGGGTGTCGTCGACCCGGACGTGCCGGAGAAGGACGGCAGGTCCACGGTGTGCGTGTGCGCGCCTGCGCTGGCGAGGGTGGACGAGACCACGTAGTCCCAGGGGCCCGGGGTGACACCGTTGGTTCCGACGGTCGCTGACGACGCCGGTGCGGACCCACGCGCGAAGTAGGCCCGGTCGGTGATACCCGACGTCGACGAGCCGTGCGTGTGCGAGCCCGCGGACGACGACGTGACCGCGGCGTGGTCGTGGTTGATCGAGTGCGTGTGCGCCGCGCTGGTGTGCGTGTGCGACGGCATCTCCGCCGTGGACAGCGTGTGCGTCTTCGCGCCGCCCGTCTTGCCCACCGCGTTGAACTCGGCCTGCGCGGTGTCCAGGCCGACGGGTGTGCGGCCCTTCGCGTTCGGCAGGTTGAACGTCGTGGAGCCGTCACCGGCGCCGTAGGTCGTGCCGTAGTGGGCGAACAGGGCCGGGTACGTGGTGCGGGAGACGGCCGCACCGTTGTGCTCCAGCCACCCCGGCGGCACGGTGTGGAACCCGGCTTCCATGCCCACCGGGCAGGCCGCGTTGATCGCCGCCTTGAGTGCAGGGTCAAGATCGGCTGCAGCGACGGACAGGCGCGCCCATGTCGGGGTCGCCCCGGACATCACACGCGTGTACTTCTCGGCGGGGTCGCGGTGGGCGTGCGTCCCGAGGGGCACATCGGTCGGCAGGGACGCCCCGGCAGGCACGAACAGGTTCGGGCCCGTCCACCGCCGCAGATCCTTCTTCGCCGCCTGGTTCAGCGACTGCCCGCTCTTGCGGGTCACCGCCCACAACGGCAGGTACTCCACGCCGGGCTTGCCCTCGTCGATCGTCGGCAGCGCAGCAGACCCCTCCGTCCCGGCGATACGTGCCAGCCGGATCGGGCCCGGGCTCTCACCACCCAGCGACGGGTCGTACTTGAGCGCGATGACGTCCGTGCGCCCGTTCGTGCCGTTCGACGAGGCGGGGATCGTGATCGACTGCGTGGACCCCTGCGGGATCCGGTGCGCGAACCCGGCCACCGTCGCCGTCGACTCCAACGTCGCGGACCCGACCTCCGCCACATCCGACCCCGTCGGCAGCGTCAGCGAGTACGCCGAGCCGTTCGTGTCGGCGACGATGCCTGCCTCGGCACCGATCTGGATCCGCAGCATCTCCTCGGTCCACGGTTCCCCCGTGATCGGGCCTGATGTCTCAATACCGCTGGCCATCAGCGCGTCCTTTCCAGGTTGGCGATGCGTCGCATGGCGGCGCGAAGAATGCGGGAGGCTTGCGTGCCTGTGGACTGGGCGCCCGGGGTGCCGATCGTCAGTTGCACCTGCTCCGCCTGCCCCGCCCGCACGGTCGTGGTGACTTCACGCAGCCGGTTGTCGAGGATCAGCGCCTCGAGCCCGGCGGGGAGCTCGAACCCGAGCGCATCCCCGAGCAGGTAGTCGGTGCGGTAGGTCAGGTCGCCGCCCTGCGCGACGTCGAACGAGACGGCCACCGGTGCTGACGCGTCGCCGAGGGCCGTGGTGGCCCGCTCGGTCATCTCGGCGGTGTTCGAGCTGATCGAGTAGTCGACGAGCCCTTCACGGTGCATGGCCCAGTCGCTGATCGCGTCGACGTCCTGGAACAGGGCTGCGGTGCGGGCGGACTGGTCGCCGGCGGCGAACAGGACCGCGTCGGTGTACTCCGGCCGTTGGATGGACCACGTCAGGTTCGACACGAACGACGTTGCGCGCGCTGCCTGTGGGGCGCCGAACACGACGTCGTCGGACCGGTCGGTGCGCGCGGTCACGGTGGCCAGCAGGCGTGGGGTCCCGGTCGACTCGTCGTGGATCAGGTCGAGGATCAGGCCGCCGTTCTCAGCGAGCCGGGTGACGAGATCGCCGAGGATGTCCATGCGGGCGCTGATCTGCGTGGACCCGCCCCGACCCGCCGAAGCGGGCAGGGTGACGTCCGTCATCCGTCGTGCGGTCAGGGCGGTCGCCCCGAGGTTGGCGGCCAGGTACGCCAGCAGGACCGTCTCGCGGGCGCCCGACCGGGTGTCGTGTGCGGCGCCGAACGTCGACGGGCTCTCGGCCAGGGCGTGCGTCGGCACCGGCCACGCGAGCCGGTCCCAGTAGCGGGCCTTGTCACCCTCGAACGTCAACGTCGCGGTGATCAGGTCGCCGGTGGCGCCGGTCAGCCGGCCGGACACGATCTGCTGCCCGTCCCGGTCGAGGATGCAGCCTCCGCCGCCCAGGAACGTGGCCGCGACCGCGGTGGGCGCGGTCACCGTCCAGGTGTGCGGCAGGGAGTCCCGCTCGGTCAGAACGAGTTGGGACCATCCGTTGACGGGGTCCGCGGTGCGAGACAGGTCGGGTTCGCGCGGCCAGATCTCCCACAGGGCGCTCACGACAGGCTCCTGTGAAGCCCACGCCACCCCAAGGTAAGAATAGTGGCGTTGGTGGCCGACAGGGCGTTGACGGAGATGAGAGTCGTGCCCAGGTTGAACGCCGGGGTGCGTGACCCGCGCGCGAGCTTCCCGGCCGCCGGGGCGCCGTTGAGGCGGATGGACTTGCGCCGCGGGTCGGTGACGATCACCAGCGTGTCCCCCGACGACAGCCCGGTGGGGACGTCGACCCGCATCCCGTTGTCGCCCTCGATGAGGATGGACGCGGCCGGGCCCGTCAACGTCAGCGTCGGGTACACGGGCACCGCCGACCACATCTCCACCGGGGTGTCCTGCGACAGCACCGACGACGTCGACACGCCGGCCTCACCCCAGATGCCGCCGATGCCGGTCAGCGCCGTCGGCGCGATCCGGAACGGCACCTGCTGGTCCGTGCGGTCCTCAGCGAACGGTTGCGGGGCGACACAGTTGAGCACCACCCGCCGGAACGTGGGCGTCTCCTTGCCGTCACCTTCCAGCCCGGACTGGTAGACCAGGCCGAGCTGCCGCACCCCCGCCGGGCCGGAGCACACCAGCCGGAAGCTGCCGTCCCGGGTCATGCCCGTGGTCGGTGCCACCAGGTCCCGCAGGACGCCCAACTGCTCGTCCTGGTCAGCCTTCGACGTCGTGCGCAGATCCAGTGCCAGCACCACCGGCCGTTCGACGGTGAGCACGTCGGTGACCATCGACCCGGCCACACCCGGCTGCACAGCGGTCAGCACCTGCGTGGGCGCCACGTCCAAGCCCGTAGACCCGTCCAACGGGCCCCGCCACATAGGCGACGTCGTGATCGGGACCGTCACCTTCCCGTCCCACGACTCCAGCCAGAACTTGCGCTGGTCGGACGCCGGGGACGGCGGGGCGACCGGTGCGGACAGCACCGACGCGAGAACGAAGTACGTCATGGCATCACGTCCTGCAGCTCGGCCTGCTTGACCGCGGCGAGCACCTGCGCCGGCGTGGCCTGCAGGGTGTTCACGGTGGCGCTGTACGTCTTGGTGACCTGTGGGGCGGCCTGCCCGTACCGGCCCGCGCCGTACCCGCCAGCCGGGGTGGCCATCGCGAGGTTGCGGGACGTGGCAGCATCGAGCACGAACCCAGCCGCCGCGGACGTCCACAGCTCGGGGCCACGCTCACCGACCCAGTACGTCTGCCCGGGCACCGTCGGCCCGCCGGCCGCCCGCTTCGGCAGGCCGAACGCGGTCGCGATGGCGTCCTCGACGGCCTTGCCGACGCCAGCGATCTGCGCCTCCAAGCCCGACGCCTGACCCTGCAACCCGGTCAGCACGGACGACTGCCCCGCCAGGCCGCCAGCGGCCATCGTCGCCGTCGTATACTGCCCGATCTGCCCCGAGTACGCGTCGATCTGCTGGTACGCGGTCGACAGCTTGCCCAGGTCCGCATCCGACAGGGACCCGATCGCGGTCGCCGCGTCGATGGCACCACCGTCGACCCCGAACGCGAGGATCTCCTGGATGATGCGGGTCGGCACACCCCGCTTGACCAGTGCCTGGATCTTGCCCGCGAGGGTCTGCACCTTCCCCGCGTACTCCTGCGCCGCCTTGAGGTACGACGCACCGGTTCCGGCGCCGGCCGCAGCCTTCTCCGCAGCCTGGGCGTCCTTCTCCGCCTGCACCGCCTCGTCCGAGAGACGGGACGTGTAGTACGTCTCGCCCTGCTCGTTGGTGTGCGCCTCGTACACGACGTCGTTCTTCAACGCGTCGGCCTTCTCCCGCGCCGACTGTGCCGCCGACACGAGCTGGTCCTGCTGGCGGGCCACACCCTGCAGGTCGAACGCACCCGAGATCGCGTTCTTCACCTGGTCGTACGCCCGCTGCAGGTCACCGACCAGGTCGCTCTGCTCGTCGACGGCCGCGTTGACCTTGTCGAGCTGCGCGTACAGGGACGTGAACTGCCCCTCCGCCGCCGCGGCCGCGCCGGCCAGGCTCTTCTGGCTCGACGCGCTCAGGTCCGTGTTCCTCGACTGCGCGTAGAGGGTGTCCACCAGGCCGTACGCACCCGACAGGCCCGACGTCGCCTGGCTGACGTACTCGCCGCGCCGCATGCTCGTGCCGATGTCGCGGGCCGTGTCCGCTCGCCGCGCGGCCGACTCCTGCGCCGCCTCATCCTTCTTCTTGGCCTCCGCCTGCGCGGCTTCGTCCTTCTTCTTGGCCTCCGCCTGCGCGGCCACGACCCCGTCCCAGTAGCGGGGGTCACCGTTCGCGACGGTGGCGGCGTACTCCGCCTCGGACAGCTTGGTCTCCGCCCGGGAGATCTCCTGCTCGGCCGCCTGGCGTGCCAGGCCGGTCTTGTCGGCCAGGTCGGTCTGCATCTTCCAGATCTGCTCGAGCAGCCGGTACCGCTCGGGGAAGTCCATGAACGCGTCACGCCAGTACGCGGCGTCCTTGCCCTTCGTGGACGGTGCCCCGAAGGTGTACCCGCCGGATGCGAACCCGCCCAGCCCGAACGCGGTCAGCCCACCCGAGTTCATCGCGTCGAGCAGGCCCGGGTAGGCCGCGTCGATCGCACGGGTCGACTCCTGCCGGATGACGAACTCGCCCTTGTGGACCACCCCGGCGGGCTCCCACTTGCCGCCCGCCCCCGTGTGACCGCCGCTGCTGTACGAGCCCATCCGGCCGTTGCCCGACGCGGTGCCGTTCAGGTCGGGCATGTTCGCGCGGACCTGGATCGTCACCGACCGGGCGGCCATCGCTTCACGCCACGCGTTGACCGCGAGCGTCGCTTCCGTCGTCGACGCGTCCACGGTGATCGAGGCGCCCTGCTGGGTGACCCAGTCGGTCAGCCCGACCACGACGTTGCGACCGTTCTCGTCGTTGCCGGTGATCTGCACGGTGCCGTCCGTGGCGTCGATCGTGGCCGTGTAGTCCGACAGGGTGGTCAGCGCCTCCCCGTCCTCCCCGTAGATCGTGACGGTGCCGGACGCCGCATCAACGGTGGCGGTCACGGCGCCGAGCTCGGCGACCACGGGGGCGCCGTTGCCGAGCAGGGTGACCGTGCCGCGCGCGGAGTCGATCACTCCGAGCAGGTCGTTCGTCTGCTCGACGGCCAGGCGGGTGTTGGCCTCGACCGTGATCTGCGGGGTCCGGATGTTCTCCAGGTCGTGGACGATGTCCTCACCCATCGACGTCCACGTCTCGACGATCCGCGCACGCTGTTCGGGCTTCGCGGTGACGAACGCCTCGAGCATCTCCGCGCCCTCAGGTCCGCGGGCGATCAGGTCGTCGATCATCGCGTCCGCGGCTGCGGTCATGTTGGCGGGCAGTTCTTCGCGGACCTGCTCGGACGCCTTGAGGACGTTGTCCCGCCACCGGGCCTGCGCCTCGGCCTGCTTCTGCAGCTGCTCGATCCACTGGTCGGCCGAGACGGACACGCCGTCGTAGTAGTCCTCCCAGGAGTCCTTCGACGACTTCGTGGCCTTCGCGGTCTGCTCGGCGTACTCGCGCTGCTGGTCGATCGCGGCCTGCCACGCCCCACCCAGGTCACGGAACGACACGTGGGCGCCTGCGACCATCTCACGCCACTTCTGCAGCGCCGCAGCCGCCTCCTCGGTCATCTCAGCGACCTGGCTGGTGGCCTCCGACATGTCCTCGGCGGACTCCGCGGCGAGCTTCTGCTCGCTGTCGACCGCAGTGAGTGCGTCACCGTAGGCGGGCATCAGGGCGTTGAGGTCGTCCAGGCTGCCGCCGGCGTCCGTCCACTGCGCGGAGATGTCCGCGAACCTGTCCGCCGCGAGGTCGGCATGCCCGGACTGGACCAGGTACGCGAGCGACTCACCGAGGGCGGTGATCTGGGCGGAAGCGTTCTTCCCGTCGTTGACGGACACGATCTTGCCCAACAGGGGGACGGTCTCGGCCCAGTCGCCCATCTTCTGGGTCACCGACGGGTTGACGAGCCGGTCGATGGCGTCGGCGAGAGTGTTGATCTCGGTCGCCTGGTCCGTGCGCGAGGAGAAGAGCCGCCCCCAGTCCCACGCCCCCTCGTTCCGCCCAGCGTCCACGGCTGCGAAGAGCGCGTCGACGCTCGCCGCGTTGTCGAGCAGCGCCGCGGTGGTCTGCTCGATGCCAGCGGCGGCACGCTCGGACATGCTGCCGATCGTGTCGAGCACCTCGAGCGCGACGAGGGCGACTCCCGCGGCGGTGGCCGCCTTCCCGACCTTCCCCAGCCCAGTGGCGACACCGGGCGAGATCTCGCGCAGCTGCCTGAACGCCCGCACGGTGTCGACGACCCGCGGCACCACGAGCAGGAACCCGCCAGCGACCAGGGCGGCGGCACCGACGATGCCACCGAGCCCACCGATGGCCTGCTGGACCGGTTCGGGCAGTTCGGAGAACGCGTTCGCGAGCCCAGCGACCGCCTCCGCACCCTGCGCGAGCACCGGGAGGAACGCCGACCCGACGGTGATCGCGGCATCGTTGATGCTGTTGCGGGCGATCTGGATCTTGGCCTCAGTGGTGTCGTACCGCTTGCCCGCTTCCTCCAGCAGGGCCGTGTTGTCCGCCCACGCGTCGTTGCCCATCTGGATCGACTTGCGCAGCATGTCGCCGCTCGTGGCCATCGACAGCAACGCCCGGGACACACGCACGTCCGACTGCCCCAGATCGGAGAGCGTGGTGAACACGTCCTCGCCGGCCTCGTTCATGCGGCCCAGGCCCTCGATGAACGAGGCGAGCGCGTCGGTCGGGTCGGCGTTCCACGCCGCAGCGAAGTCCTGCGCGGACATGCCCGCCACACGCGCCCAGTTGGCGACGTCCTCCGACCCGGAGGCCACGTCCTTCGCGATGTCGGTCAGGACGTTCGAGATGGCAGAGCCGCCAGCCTCGACCTCGATGCCCACGGACGCGAGCGCGTTCGCCAGGCCCATGACCTCGCCGGTGGACAGGCCGACGATCGCGCCCGCACCGGCGATGCGCTGGGCCATCTGGACGATGTCCCGTTCGGTCGAGGCACCGTTGTTGCCGAGAGCGACGAGTGACGCGCCGAGGTTGTCGACCTCGTTGGCCAGGTCGACACCCATGACGTTCGCCAGCTGCGCGATCGAGGTGGCGGCCTCGTCGGCGGTCAGGTTCGTCGTCTCGCCGAGGTCGATCATCGTCTTCGTGAACGGGAGCAGCGCCTGGGCGGACACGCCGAGCTGGCCGGCCGCCTCTGCGACGGCGGCGATCTCCTGGTGGGTGGCCGGAAGCGTCTTGGCCAGGCTGCGCAGCCCGTCCTCGGTGGCCTTGAGGTCGGCGTCGTCGGGCAGGGTCTTGGTGACACCGGTCCACGCGGACTCCCACTGGACCGCGGCTGCCACCGTCGCGCCCACGGTGGCCGTGGTGACGGCACCGAACGCGGCCAGGGCGGTCCCGGCCCGGTTGAACGCCTCCCGGTTGTTGTCCAGGGTGCTCGTCAGCTTCCCGACGGCGGTCGTCTGCCGGGCGGTGGCCTGCGTGTGCGCAGCCTGCGCGGACCGGTGCGCGGCCTCGGCCTGTGTGACGTCCTTGGTGGCCTTGTCCAGGTCGCGGCGGGCCTTCGCGGCCCGCTCCTCAGCGCCGACGACCTGCGCGGAGTCGGCAGCACCCTTCTCGCGCGCCTGCGCCAGCTGCTGCTCCGCGACCCGTGCGCGGCCGGCGGCGTCGGCCTGCGCCTTCTGCGCCCGCTCGACCCGCTGCCCCGCCTTCTCGACGGTGTCTGCCATCTTGTCGGCGGCCTTCGCGCCCTCGTCGAAGCCGCGGACGAGGGCCTGGTACTCGGCGTCGAGCCGGACGGCGTAGGAGCGAGTCGTCACAGTTCACCCCCTGGGCCGCTATGCAGATGTCGCGCTGGTGCGCGATGGTCAGTCAGTGAATGGGCAGGTGGCAGGACAGAGGCGACCGTTGCTGGCGCGCCGCGGCGTCGTCGTAGGCGCAGCGATCGTGCTGGTGCTTCTCGTTGCCGTCGGGGTGGAGGTTCACCGCCACGGGCAGGACCGTGAGGCCGCCGGTCGCGCGTGCGTGGAGCAGGCCGCGTACAAGTACCTGCCGGGCATGACGCTCTTCCGCACCTATGTGGGCGAACCCAACCCCGGTCGCTTCGAGTACCGGATCGTTGACATCGAGGCGAACAGGCCGCTGACCTGCCTCGTCGAGAAGCGGGACGGTGCCTGGGTTGCGTCGTACCTCGGCTGAGCCCCAAGTCCGCGGTGTCGCGGCATGACGAAGGGCCGGAGGAGGATCCTCCGGCCCTTCGTTGTCGCTGGGGTCAGGATGCGGTGATGGTCAGTTCGCCCTGGGCGGTGACCTTGGTCAGCGCCTTGGCGAGTGCCTCGATGCCGCGCGGGGTGACGCGGACCTGGGGCGGGTCGGTGACCTTCTCGCCGTTGTCGGGGCGGTAGTGCCACTGGGCCTTCTCGACGAGGTGCCCGGCGTCGATGCGGCGCTGGTAGGCGCGCGGTGCGCCGGTGGGGTCGCGGTAGAGCCAACCGGCGGTGAGCATCCAGTCGCGTAGCCGCTTCTCCCCGGTGAGGATCGCGTGGTGGCGGGACAGGACGTGTGCGGCGTCTCGCACGCTGTAGTCCCCGTCGGTGGACAGGAACGCGTCGAACGCCTCGACCTTCGGGCGGGCGACGGCGAGCTCGGCGTGCGCGGCCTTGATCGTCGCGTCCGCCTCGATGAGCGCCCGGGCCATCAGCTCCGGGCCCGTCAGTGCCGGCACACCGTACGAGCCGGTCTTGCGGATCGCCGGGAGTACGTCGTGCGTCACCCAGCGCTTGAACGCCTTCGCCTCGGGCTTGCGGCTGCGCAGGACGAGCGAGTAGAGGCCCGGCTCGTTGACGGTCGACGTCGTCTGCGCTCCACCGAGGGTCTCCACAGTATGGAGGCCCTTCTCGTCATCATCGAGCAGGGAGAGCGACGAGTGAATGTTGCCGAGGCTGAGCGCCGCGGCGACGTCAGCGGCGACGAACCAGGGGTCGCCGTGCTCGTCGGTGATGATGCGGACGCCGGCGCCGTGGAAGTCGAACTGCTGCAGGTCGGTGGTCACAGGGCGCCGCCGTGCTGGATCGCGATGCCCTGCTCGGCGAGGGTGGCGAGGAGGTGGGTGGCGAGGAGCACGGCCTGCGTCTGGGTGAGCTCCAGGGTGGGGGTCTCGCTGATGAGGACGCGCACGCGCGCGGTGCCGTCGGCCTCGGTGGCTCCGTGGGTCTCGACGGTGGCCGGCTCCCAGTTGCCGTCGTGGGTCTGCTCGGCGGGGTACAGGTCGGTGATGAACCCGCGCTGCGCGGTGAAGGTGATGCCGTCGCTGGTGAAGCCGTCGCTGAAGATCGTGCGGGGCGTCGGGGATGGGACAATCGTGTTCACGGTGTGCTCCTGGTCTCTCAGGTGGTGCTCCGAGGCCCCGTTCCGGTGCTCGATACACCGGGCGGGGCCGCCCCGTTTGGGGCTAGTCACTAGCAAAGACCACATCTAGTCGTGTGTCAAGTGGGCGCACGACTAGTAGGGTGTCCTTCATGGATGAACCTCTGATGGGAAACGCTGAGGTCGCTGCCCTGCTCGGTGTGTCTCGCCAGCGCGTTCACCAGCTCACGTCCCGCCCAGACTTCCCAGCCCCGATCGCAGTGCTGGCGATGGGCAAGGTCTGGCGGACCGCCGACGTCCTTGCCTGGGCTGAGGCGACCGGACGCGAACTCCGCCACGGCTAGATCGACTTCTCGGCCGCAGCCGCCCGCTGTGCCGCCGCCCGAGCGGCCGTGTGCTGCTCGTCTGCTGCGATCGCCTGCGCGGCGGACGTCTGCGCGGCCGCGGCGTCACCGACCCGGTAGGGGTGCACGGTCAGGTACTGGCCGGGAGTGTCCTTCGCCGCCTGCGAGACCCGGTCCCTCTCCGCGCACGCCTGACAGGTGTGCTTGTCGACCGTCCACTCACCCTCCGAGCGGGGATCCCAGGCGGTGTGCTTCGGCATTGCGCACCCCGGGCACGCGGACCGCTCGTGCAGCAGGAGAACCTCCGCCAGGGCCCGGTCCCGGTCCGACCACGCCCCGCCCGGCTCCGCCACCCCGAGGTACACGGTGGGGCGCACCTGCCAAGCACGGGACGCCTCCAGGGAGACGATCAGCCCTGGCCGCCCCTGGACGTGCGGTAGGAGAAAGGGGCGTCGATCACCGGCTCCCCGAACTTCGCCTCCGCGGTGGCCTGCAACAGCCGACCCACCTGCAGCGGGCCTTGCGGCTTGGCCTCCATCGCCTTCAGCTGGGCGACCGTGGCACCCGTCGCGATGACGTTCCCGTGACGGTCCTCGACACGGACGACAGCGGCGGCGACGTGCGCGATGTTGCGCTCGTTGAGCGCCGCCGCACGCTTCTCCTCATGCTTCGGGTTCTTCCGCTCCCAGGCCGCGTGAGCCGTCTCGTACTGGCCGCGCACCGACACCGGGGCGCCCTTCGACGGGGCCTCCGGCTCGGGCAGCGGGTCAGGCACCGGGTGCGACTTGTTGATCGCCTTGACGGTCTGCGCGTCGAGCGCGGTCACGTACCAGGTCGTCTTGGACGCCTGCTGAACCTCCCACAGCTCGGCCAGCCGTTCGAGGATCTCCTGCACGCGGGTACCGGCCACGATGGACTCGTCGAACTCGGCAGCATGCTCGGCCTCGAGGGTGGCGAGCTCGCGCTTGAGGTGCTCAGCCTCGCCGAAGACCTGCGTGTTGCCGTAGATCGGCACGGACCGCTCGGTGGGCGCGATGCCGCTGATCCACGAGTCGAGGTCGAGGGCGGGCTCGGACACGGCGGTGGTGTCCTGCTCGGTGGGCTGGACGTCGTCGGTGATGGACTTCTCGGAACGCATGGGGGACTCCACGGGGTTGGAGGTTTCGGGTTCACGGGGTGGTGGGTGGTGCCCGGCGGCGCGCGACCCCGTGTGCACGCGCCGCCGGGGTTCTGGGTCAGGTGCCGGCCACGACCGCGACGTCGGTGTAGAACTGGCCCTGCTGCAGGAGGGTGATGTTGGCCTTGAGGTAGCCGTCGCCGGTGCCGCCGGTCTTCGTCACGTTGTCCACGAGGAACAGGAACACGTCGACGATGTCGTCGGCGGCGAGGGCGGTGGAGGCGGGCTTGCCGAGTCGGCGCACGAGCCAGCCGTAGTCGCCCGAGCCGAACACGGTGATGGGGTCGTTGGCGGTGGGGGCGCCCGCGGTGAAGTCCCGGAACAGGACGAGGTTGCCGTGGTAGTTGCCGACGGTGGGCACGACCGCGTTGGACGTGTCCGTGACGGCACGCTCGTTGACGGTGTCCGACGGGTCCGGGTTGACGTCCGTGGTCGTGACGACGTACTGCGAGATGTTCTTCGCGGGCGCCCCGCTGAGGTCAGCCAGGAGCGGTGCCGACGGGGTGGTCAGACCGGCCACGCCGGGGACCCACGTGTACTGGGTGACGCCAAGGTCGACGATGCGGGCCATGTCAGGCCTCCTTGTTCTCCGCCGGCTTGGCGGGCTTGGGCGGGGTGGGGACGGGTGCCGGGGCGGCCGGCTTCGGCTCCGCGGGTGCGGGGACGGGGGTGACCTCGATCGGCTTGAAGCCGTCGTGGGTGACCGGGGTGACCTCGATGGGCTGGAACCCGGCCTCGGGGGTGGGGGTGTGCTTCGCCATCGGGTCCTCCTTGGGGCATGGCGATGGCCCCCGACGGCCGGGTGCCGTGGGGGTGACTGGGGGTGGTGTGCTCAGGGGGTGAGCGCGGCCCACGAGGTGGGCAGGAACCAGCGGGCGGGGGCCACGTCTGGGTCTTTGGTGACGACGCCGCCGAGCGGCACCTCGGTGAGGGTGATCCCGGGGGCGAGGGTGAGCAGTGACAGCGCCTGCCGGACGAGCGTCACGGCGGGCAGCACCCAGGCGGGGTCACCGGCGGCGACGTTCACCGAGGCCGCCCACATGTCACCGGATGCGCCGGTGACGGTGCTCTCCGGGCCGGGGGTGCCGGCGCCGGGCCACACGACGGCGTACGGGTAGACGCGACCCTGCCCGTCAGCGGGCGGCTTGTCCGGCACCTGGAACTCGAACACCTGCAGTGACGTGATGGCCCGCAGGCGCGTCATCAGGGCGGTGTGCAGCACGTCCGGGGCGGTCACGAGAACCGGTCCACGATCTGCGCCATGGCGGCGTCGAAGGCTGGCGTGTTGCGGTCCAGGGCCGGGCCCATGTACGGGCGAGGCGCCATCCGTGAGGTGCCGACCTCGAGGAACAGGCCGTAGTTCGCGGTGGGGCCGATCTCTGCCGACACGGTCGAGTTGGTCGCGGCGACGTCCGTGGAGATGGACGTGCGCAGGTTGCCGGTGTCGACGGGGGCGAGGATCTTCGCGTCCCGCTCGATGTCGAACGCGGTCTTGCGGACGACGAGGTCGACGACGGGGCCTGCCTGGGCTGCGACGTCGCGCAGGTCGGCTGCCAGGCGGCGCAGGCCGTGCACGTCGAACCCCATCACGCCCCCTGGTTGGTCTGGTCGTCGGTGCAGGTGATGACCTGCTCGAGTGCGTGGGAGGGCCAGGCGGTTGACTGCACGGCCAGGGTGCGGCCGGCCAGCGCGGCGGGCCCGTTCGCGTCGACGGCGGTGACCTTGACGCGGGCGGTGGTCGCGAGCTCGGGGCAGGCGTCGCGGTCGACGGCGACGGTCACGTCGCGGACGGTGACCCGCTGCCCGGCGGCGTCCCGGTCCTCGGCCCGCACCGGCTTGTACGCGACGCGGGCCTTCCCGGTGTAGACGACCACGGGGGCGTCCGGGATGGGCCCGGTGACGGGGTCCCAGCCGCCGCCGGTGGTCCCGTCGGTGACGGTCACGGTGGCGTTCATGGTGCGCTGGGAGACGGGCTGGTAGTGGGCCGCCCAGTCGGGGTGGACGGGGTGGGTGGTGTCGAGGGGCATCGGGGTCACCGCCCGCGCGGGTAGGGCTGGAACTCGAGTACCCCGAACGCGCCGTCGGCGGCGTCGTGGTCGGCTTCCTCACGGTCAGCGATGGCCAACTGGCGGTCCGCCTGGGCGCGCAGCTCTGCGCCGACCTTCGTGCCGTCGGTGGTCAGGCCGTCCGCGGTGCGCACGTACTTGCCGATCAGGGTTTCCGAGGCGGCGATCGTGGTGAGCGCGTCGGCGGCGGCCCGGCGCACCTGCCACGACTGGGCACCGTCCTCGGGGGCCGCACCCTGCAGGGTCAGGAACCCGCCCACGTGCGCGTCGGTGAGGACACGCTTTGTCTCGTCGGTGGCGACGTCTGCGATCAGGAGCCGCACCTGGGCGACGGCGGTGGTGTAGTCCACGACGAACCTCCTACGTCAGACGGGTGGTGGGTCGCGGGTTGGTGGCGGCCCCGCCCGCGCGAGGCGAGGGGACCGCCACCTGGTAGATCAGGATGCCGGCGGGGTGGACGCGTACGTGGCCTTGGGGTCCACGTGCGCGGCACCGACGACGTGACGGCCGCGGAACTGGATGGTGTCGTCGTCGAACGACCCGTCCTCGGGCGCGATCGCCCCGCCACCGACCCGGTTGCCGGTGTCGGCCTTGACGCGCAGGTCCGGCGTCTCGTGACCGCGCAGGAAGCCCATCGTGAGCGCCTCCCGCGACTGCCCCGGGGTCGGGACGAGGAACCACGACGTGCCCGCCGTGGCCGACTTGTCGATGACCGGCAGCCACGGGTTGACGACCGTCTGCACCTTGCCGCGCAGGTAGTTGCCCGTCTTGACGGTGCCCGCGTCGTCGGTGAACTGGATCTCGACCGCCTCGAGGATCTTCGCCGCCGTGGTCTCCAGGCCGGGGCCGACCACGAGGGACAGCTTCGAGGCGACGATCGGGCGCCCCTCGGAGTCCTTCCGCTGCCCGATCGCGGTGACCGCGGCGTCCAGGTTGGCCACGTTGAGCGGCTTGTTGTCCGCGGCGTTGCCGTTGCCCGCCTTGAAGAAGTCGGCGTTGATGCCGCTCGACTTCACGAGCAGCGCCGCAGCGAGGTAGTCCTCGGTGTCGACGGCCGCCTGCGCGAGACGCTGCGGCAGGTCCCGGAACGCGTCCAGGTCGTCGTTGACGATCATCTCCCAGGTCAGGGGGATGCGGGCACCACGCTTGGCGACCTTCAGCTCGTACTTCGCCTCGGTCAGCTTGCGGGCCTTGTACTCGGCGCCCTCACCGACAGGGTCGAGGATCGCGCGACCGCCGAGCAGGTCCACCAGGGACTTGGGACGGAAGTCGCGGACCGTGGTCCGGCCGGCGAACTTCGCCCACACGGACGGGATCTGCTCGTACTGCGCCATCAGGACGCGGTCGAACACACCGCCGAGCAGGTACGGGAAGTCGGACGTCGACAGCGACTCGACGAGCTTGACGCGTGCACGCATCGCGTTGAGGCCGGACGAGTACATGACGTCGTGCCACAGGTTCGCGGCCTCGACGAGCCGGGCACGGTACTGGTCGCCGCGCGCCGGGGCGCGGAACCCGCCCTCGCCGCCGGTCTTCTCACCCTCAGCGACGGCCGCCTGGCCGTCGAGGATCTGGATGTTGTCCATCTGTGGTCTCCTCTCAGACCTGCGCGATGCGGACGGGGATCTCGGCGCTGCCCGACGACTTGGTGGCCAGGGCGTAGCCGAACAGGGTGTTGTCCGTGGCGGTGATGTTCAGCGCGCCGGCGGACGTGATGTACACGGGGGTGCCGACCTGCGTGATGCCGCCGCCGGTCACGGGGAGCAGGGACGCGCCCTTGAGCCGCACGGTGGCGGTGCCGTCGTCGGCACGGTCGGTGATGGCGACGCCCACCAGGGAGCCGACCGTCACCGGGGCGCCGGACTTGACGCCCTCCGCGACGGGCAGGGTCAGGTGGTCCGCGTCGCGGAAGACCTCGTTCGTGGCCATGTCAGGCCCCCTTCTTGATGCCGAACGCGGCCAGGGCCGCGGCGTCCGCGTCGGCCTCGCTCACGGACGTGGTGGTGGTCGTGGTCTGGCCGACACCGCGCACGGTGCCGACACCGGACGCCTCAGCGACGGCGGCCAAGAGCGTCTCGTGCGCCTTGCGGGCCTCGTTGACGACGGCACCGAACTTCTCGGTGTCGAGGCGGCCGTCGGCGTCGAGCGGGAGCGCGTTGCGGGTCGACTCGTCGACGATCGCGTTGAGCGACGCGACGACGAGGTCGCGGTTGGCCTCGGCGGCGAGCTTGCGGGCGAAGTCGCGGGCCTTGCTCGCGGCCTCGGCCTGCAGGGCGCGCTGCTCGGCGGCGACGGCGCGGGCCTCGGCGGCCTCGACCTTCGCGTCCAGGGCCGGGACGAGCGCGGCCTTCTCTTCGAGGCCCGCGTAGCGAGCCTCGTCAACCTGGATGGTCCCCATGGGGTCCTCCTTCTTGTGGGGCGGGGTGGTTCCCGCCTCCACGGCGGGCGGGTTGGGCTCGGCCGCGGGCGCGGCTTCGCTGACCGGCGCCTGGTCGGCGTCGGCGGTCTGGGGGGTGGCGGCCTCGTCGACGGGCACGTAGGCCACGACGCGGCGCACCTCGACGGGGTCGCCGGTCAGGGCGGTGGCGACGTCGTCGGTGAGCTCGTAGGCCTGGCGCAGGATCCGGGAGCCGTCCTCGGTCTCGTGCGTGAACGTCACGGTGCGGGCGGTCTCGTCGTAGTCGACGATCCACGCGTGCTCGCGGGCGCCGGTCGCGTAGGCGGCGCGCACGAGGGCGCGCAGTTCGCCGCCGCGCTGCTCCGCGGACGCCTCGGACAGGCCGCGCTGCACGGCGCGGACGTTCGCACGCGCGGACTCGACCAGGGCGAGGATCTTGCCGCCGCGACCCGCTTTGGTGACGAAGTCGACCGACTGGGCCTCGACGATGCGGGCGACGATCGGGCGGCCCTGCTCGTCGTTCTCGTTGACCTCTGCCAGGGCGCGGATCGACAGGCCGATGGTGTCGGCCATCTCCGCGATGGTGGTGCGCCAGGGGGTGAAGACCTCGATCTCTGCGTCCAGGGCGCCACCGTCCTCGTTGACGTACACGGCGTCGCTGGACAGGCGGGCGGCGATGTCCCGCACGGACCGTTCGGGTCTGTCCCACGCCTCGGACGCGGAGGGGTGGTCGAGGAACATCTGTGTGCCGGCCGGGAACACCTTGGCTTCGGCGGCGGCCTTGAGCGCCTCGGCCGGGTACACGCCGGACGATCCGACACCGGCGGAGATGATGCGGACCTTGAACCGGCCGGGGCCCGTCGTTTCGGCGGCGTGGGGCTTGGACGCTTCGACGAGGGAGGTCGACTCGTGCACGAGCGTGCGGGACATGGCACCTCCCTGAGGTGGACACTGTGGGGATGGGTCAAGACGACGACGCCGACTGCGGCGGGCACGCCTGGAAGCTGGTGGGCGTCGTGCTGCGCGCCGGGGAGACGGTCGTGGAGTACGAGTGCCTCAGGTGCGGGGGCGTGATGGTCGAGCCGCTGCGCTGACCCCGGGCATGCGAAAGGCCCCGTCACCAGCGGTGATCGGGGCCTTCGAAGATTCGTGTTGCTGACGTCAGTCTAGCGGCACACGTGTTGGAATGCGGGTTGCTCCGCGGCGAGGATTCGAACCTCGGTTGCCCGCTCCAAAGGCGGGTGTCCTGCCACTAGACGAACGCGGACCGGGGCGTCGTCAGGCGGCTTGCGCGACGGTCAGGCCCGCCGGGATCAGGTCCGCACCCACGGTGCGCACCTGGTCGATCACGTCGGCGGGCACTGCGATGTTCTCGCGAGCCGCTACGACGAGGTAGAACTCGACGGCCTCCTGCCATTCCCCGGATTCGGCCATGTCCGCGGCGTACTCGGCAGTGATCAGCGACGCGAGAGTGGGCAGGACCGACCGGAAGACGTCGCTTGACGCCTCGTCGTCGTAGTACCTGGCCATGGTCGTCATGGTACGTCGAAGTAGCGGCCGTTGACCCACTTGCGTACCCCATTCCCGCGCACCGGGATGACGGTCCGCACCCGCCAGTCGTCCGTTCCAGGCTCTGGTCGGATCGGTACCCGAACGAGAACTCCCCCGACCCAGGCTTCGAACCGAAGGGCGCCTGCGTCCTGCCAGTGCGGCTCGGCCTGGTGTGTGACCCAGTCGGCCAGATCGCGCATCGCCTGGACGTCGTTGTCGTCCTCGCCGAACCAGCCCCGGGGAAAGTAGCTCACTCCGCCCTGGGGTCCGGCCTCGTGCGCGTGCCGTTCGAGCGCGTGCTGTGCGGCACCCCATGCCGCGCGAGGCCGTGTGGACCGGGTGAACGGAACACCGGGGTCGCGGTACCTGTCGGGCAGGTCGTCGGGGGATCCGGCGCGGGTCACCCAGGAGCCGGACCCGCCGCCGGAACCGTCGGCTGCGCCGGCGAGTCCTTCGAGGTCACGCACCGATCGCACGTGGTGCGAGTCCCGCCACCCGGGTGCGCTCTTGCGGGTGGACAGGTCCGCCCACCCGATGCGGCCGGTGTGCAGCATCTCCAGGCGGGTGGGACCCAGGATGGCCCGTTGTTCGGCCTGGGGCAGCCCGTCGAACCAGGCGCGTGCGTCCGGCAGTGGGCTGGCCGGTTCGTCGATGTCGAACCCGAGGTCGCGCCACGACTTCGTGACCGGGAGGGCGGTGCAGCGCCCGTTCTGGTGATCGGTCGGGCCGGTCTCGTCGACGGCGTGCATGCTGCCGTGCTGGGCGAGGCACGACGGGCAGGTGCGCGTGTCGAGGGTGGCCTGCCACTGCCAGCCGGCCAGCACGTCCGCGTTCGCGATCCGCTGCACCCGGGACGCTTCGCGGTGCGCGTCGAGCATCTCCGTGCGGGCGATCGTCATGGCGCGGGCCAGACCCCCGTTGAAGCGGCCCTCGACGCGGGCGAGCATACGGGCGGCCGCGATGCGCGGGTTGTCCCCGACGGCGATCCCGCGGATCAGTTCACGGTTCATCGCGGTGACCGCCTCGGCGGCCAACGGGTACGCCAGGGCGGTGACCTGACCGGTGGTGCGTTGCACGATCGCGGTCAGCGCGTCCGGGTCGACCCGGTTGAACGTGGCCGCCACCGACATGTCACCGGCCACAGGCGCGGGGGGCATCTGGGAGGCGATGAGCCGCGCCTCCCAGTCCGCGGCCTGCCCGGTCAGGGCGGGCAGATCCTGGGTGATGCGGGCGCCGGCCGTGTCGGACACGTCGACGAGCGCCTTGGCTGCGGCCTGCAACGCCTGCTGGGCGCGTTCGGCGCGGGCGATGCGCCAGGCGGGCGGCCACGTGCCGTTCGCGGCCTGGTAGCCGATGAGGTCGTCGACGGCCGCCTGCCAGGTCACCGCGATCTCGTCCCACGCGGTGGCCCACGCGATCACGAGGTCGCGGGTGGCCTGGTCGACGATCCCGTCGAGGGCCTTGCGGGCCTGCCGGGACAGGCGCACCGTGCGGTCGGTGACCGGCACGTCAGGCCTCCGGGCCCTCGTCCTGGACGTCGTCGGCCGGCTCGCTCCGCCTGGTCACCGCGGCCGGGTCCTTCCCGCGACGGAACGCGTTGACGGCCGCCTGCCCGACCTGGTCGCCCACCTCGCGGTACGGGTCGAGCCAGTTGCCGTCGTCGTCGGTCACGTCGTCGAGGATCTCGTCCGCGTCCTTGACCCCGAGGGCCTGCAGCAGCAGCTTCACGATGACCAGCGGGGGCAGCTTCGCGGTGCCGTCCGCGTCGACGATGGCCTTCACGATGGCGTCGAGCGGGGTCTTCTCCAGCGGCGGCCAGTCGATCTCGATCGTGGCGTCCGTGTCCCCAGCCAGGATGACCGTCTCCCGGCCCGTGTACGGGTCGCGGGTGACCTGCCCCTTGACCGGTCCCTGCGGGGCGCGCACGGCCTCACGGATGACGTAGGCGAGGATCGTGCGGTACGCCTCCGCCCACACGGCCCGGCGGTGGTTCATCTCGTTGATGGTCGGCACGTCCAGCGTCTCCGCCGTGGCACGCGACCCGACCTGCCCGGGGTCGGCCAGCAGCATCGTCACCGGCACACCGAGGGCGGCGGCGACCATGGCGGCCATGGGGCGACCGGACTCGGAGTCGATCGTGGCCCCCGACTTCGGGATGGCCTCAAGGTTCATGCCCTCAGGCAGCAGGGCGGTCGCGCCGGCGTTGTTCGGGTTCGCGTCCGGTGCGGTCCCGGCGGGGCGGCGCTGCAACGCCTGCCGCAGCCCGGCCGCCCGGGAACCGTTCTTCGCCGACGCCTTCCACACGAACTGGGACAGCGACTTGACGAGGGTGGCCCAGTCGATCAGGAAGTCCTGGTACATGCGCGCGAACGGCAGAGCCGCGAACGCGTCCCCGATGCCGAAGTCCCACCCGTCCAGCGCGTTGACCTTCACGTGGTAGACGGGGGCGTCCCACCGCACCTCGACCCTGCCGATCGTGCGGGGGCGGGTGGCGGGCCGGTACGAGAGTGCCGGGTAGTACGCCTTCTCCTGCCGGATCTCGAACCCGGACCCGTCCGCCTTCATGACCTGCGACGTCCAGACCCGCAGGTAGTACCAGGGGTCGTCGCGGTCGTCGGGGTTGCAGATCACCTGGTCGATCTCGTCGAATGGCAGGGTGCGGACCTGCACGGCACCGGTGCGCGGGTTCGTGAAGCATGCGACGAACACGTTCCCGTCGGTGCCCAGGGCCCGTTCGTGCCGTTCGTGGGCCTGGTCCCCGGTGAACGCGGCCCGGTTCCCCGGGGCGTCCAAGAACGCCTGGACGAGCGTGTTGACATCCTCCTCGCCGTCCCGGCCGGTGGCACGGGCCTGGACTTGGACGCCCTGCCCCCACACGTACGCCTGCCGCACACCCAGGCCCCGCTTGATCAGCGGGTTCGCGACCGCCATGACGCGGGCGACACGGGACGCGTTGCCGAGACCGGCACGGGAGAACTGCTGCTCGGCCTGCGCGGACATGGTCTGCCAGCCGCGGTCCTCCAACGTCAGTTCGAGCTCGGCGAGCGACTCGGTGAGCAGTTCGAGGTTGCCCTCCGCGACACGGGCACACTCCACCGCACTCGTCACCACGGTGGACTCTCGAAGGCCGAGGATCTGGCGAACACGCCCCATCGCAACCTCCTTCAGGTCAGTAGCCGCGCAGGTACGCGAACGGGTCGTCGTCGGTGAAGTCGTCGGTGGTGAAGGTGTCCTGCTCGAGCAGGGGGTGCAGCAGCAGCTGGTTGGCCGCCTGCGAGAGGGCGTCGATGGTGTCGTCGTGTGCGCCGGCGGGGAACGACTTGGCTTCTTCGACGAGTTCTTCGACGTTCGGCAGGAGTGCCGCGTCGGGTAGGACGATGTTGTGGGCGTGGGCGAACGGGGAGATCGCGGAGGCTCGCGCGTACTTCGACCCGATCGGCTCGACCGCGATGATGCCGGGCACGGTCGCGGACAGGCTGGTGATGATCGCGGTGCCGTTCGCCTTGTCCTCGACGAGCTTGGCGACGGCTTGCGGCCACTTCGCGGTCATGGCCTTGATGGCCGCCAGGGAGGCGGTGAAGTTCATGCGGGCGCGGACCTGGTCGAGCAGGAACATGGTGACGCCCTGGCGCAGCCAGACCTGCCCGACGACGAAGTCCGAGGTGGGCTTGTCCTTGAACGTGAAGTCCCACGACTGAACCAGCTCGAACCCGGTGCCCGGCACCCAGCAGGAGCCGTCGTCGCGCACGATGTGCATGGGCTGGGAGTAGCGCGCCCACTCCTTGGGGAACAGGTCCCCGGATCCGGCGGTGGGGCGGCCCTGGTAGAGCGCGTTCCAGTCGCGGGGTCCGGCCTGCATGCGCCGCTGTTCCCACTGGGTGTGGGTGCGGCCGCGGGCGGAGATCATGTACTCGCCCGGCTGCCTGCCGAGCGGGTCTGTTTCGCCGGCGTCGGGGTCGTAGTCGGCTTGGGCGGGGATGTTGACGTACCGCCACTGTTTGCCGTCCTCGGCGGCCATGAGACGGCCGGCGAGGTCGTCGTGGTGCCACCTGGTCAGGATCAGGATGACGGGGGCGCCTGGGGCGAGGCGGGACGACGCGGTGGATGTCCACCAGTCGGAGGCGCGTTCCCGGTACGTGTCCGAGTCGGCCTGCTCACGGTCCTTGAGGGGGTCGTCGATGATCAGGACGTCCGCGGGCCGGGAGGTGAGGGCGCCGCCGACACCGACGGCGTAGACGCCGCCGATGTGTCCCTTGATCTCGAACTCGTTCTGCGCGGCGACGTCGTCCTTGAGCCGGATGTCGAGGCTGTCGGCGTGGGTGGTGATCTCGGAGCGGATGAGGCGGCCCATGCGGCGGGCCACGGTCGCGGCGTAGGAAGCGATGACGATGCGGGTGTCGGGGCGCTGGTTGAGCAGCCAGGTTGGCGCCCACTTCGTCGCGAGGGTGGACTTGCCCTCCTGTGGCGGCATGGACAGGATCAGCCGCGAGTCCGGGGTGTTGAACGCCCACAGCAGCTCGCGGTCGATCAGGTCGAGGGCGGGGGTCCGCACGAACCGGGCGTCGAGGTCGGCGCCCATCTGCGCGGGCGAGTCCCAGCGTGGGGGTGGCGGCGGTTCGAACGCGGCCGCGGCGTGGAGCAGGAAGTCGAGGGACACGGTGTGCCTCCTCGCCTCCGTTCAGACGTGCTGGGGGATGGTGCGCCCGGCCGCGTCGATCTCGATGTTGCAGGTGGTGCACCGCCACCAGGGGCAGGCCGGGCCCGTGCAGTGCTTGCGGGTGCAGGGCTCACCGCATCGCGGGCAGTCCATGGTGGGCCTCCCCGGACATGCGGAAGGCCCAGGAACGTGGGGGTTCCTGGGCCTGGCCTACTACTGGTGACTGTAGGAATCTACCGCGTTGGTGGGGTGAGATCCAGCAACATGCGGTGGGAATCGCTCAGAGTGCAGGTGGCACTGCACCAGCGCGCTGTGCCACTGTCTGCCCGTGACCACACTCGAGCCCGTACACGGCGGCCAGGCTGAGCGCATCGCCGCGCTGGCGGACGCACTCGCTGCGCTGTCCGACGCGCGCACGCCCTACATGCCTTCGCCCGGGCTGTGCGCGCTGATTGATGCAACCCTGGGCGGGGAACCGGTCGAGAGTGTGTTCGGGCGCATCTCAGATATCGGGATCGGCGAGCCCGATTTTCGTGGGGCCTTCATTGCCCTGACGGCGCACCTCGCCGCTTGGGTCAGCTGGTACCCACCAGATATCGACGAGCACGTCGAGATCGCCGCGTTGCCGCGCTCAGGGTTCCGTTCGATCTCTATCAAGGAACCGATGTCGAAGCTCGAAGGCAAACTGTCGACCAGGCTGACCCTCACGCTGTCCCATGACAGCCTGGGCCGCGTGGAGGTGCCCGTTCGGCGTGAGGAAGTCGCGGACGTGGTTGCGACGCTGCTCGGCAGCCGGGAACCGGCCTAGCGGGGTCGCCACGTCTCGTCGTAGTGCGGGTGGCTGGCGTAGGGCAGGGCGAGCAACTGCACGGCGTGCTGGAGAGCCTTGCGTGCGCCGGTGAACTCGGGGGCGGTGGCGAGTCCGTCGGGGTGGAGGGCGGCGAGGCGTGCCGCCTCTTCCACGATCTGTCGCTTCGCCTCGCACTCGGCCAGCAGCCGGCGGCCCTTGATCACCGGGAGCTGCCCCGGGCCGTTCCACAGGTCCGTGGGCGTCATCACGAGGTCGGCGCCGGAGTTGATCGCACGCCGCGCGACGGCCTCGTCCTCCGCGATCCGGGCCAGCATGAAGTCGGTCACCGTCATAGGGGTTCCTTCCAGGTGAGGCCGCACACCTGGCAGGTGACGGTGAGGTTCGTGTCGCAGATCGTCGCTTCGGTGATCGTGACGTGGTCGGGCTGGATGGCCGCCTCGAGCGTCATTAGCGAGGGCTTGGGCAGGCGGTGTACGGCGTTTCTGCCGCCCAGGAACGTGACCTCCACTTCCCTCGTGAAGCGGTCGATGCTGATGTCGCGGATGGTGTCGGGGCTGTTGATGCCCAGGACCTCGGCGGTGCGGATGATCCGGCACCTGGTGGCGTGCACGCTGTCGACGTTGATTACGGGCATGCGGTCCGTCCTTCCTCAGGCGGTCTCGCTGTGCGGGGTGCGGCGTTTGGCGGACTGGACGACGAGGTCGACGACGTCCCCGACCCGGTACTTGGGCCGCCCGTCGCGGGTGCGGCCCTTCTCGGGGAGGCGGCCGACGGACTTCCACCAGCGGATGTTGGTCGCCAGGCGGGCGGCCTTGACGTCGGTGTCGAGGAGCCCGTTGACGGCGACGGCCATCTCAGCGGCGGGCAGCAGGACGTCGGTGACCTGGTCGAGCAGCCAGGCGCGCCGGGCGGTGACGGGGTAGGTGGCGCCGCAGTCGGGGCAGGTGACGTCGATGGCGCCGGGCCGGGCGTACAGCTCGCCGTAGCAGGGGCGGGTGGTCAGCGTGGTGGTGGGGACACCGGCGACGACGGTCTCGGTGGTGACGTCGATGTCGGCGTTGCAGGGGCCGGCGTAGCGCATGGTGGCGGGTACGTCGATGGCCCGCTTCATGGTGTCGATCGCGTCGAGGAGTTCGGCGATGAGGTTGCCGCCGTCGGGCTGGGCGCGTATCCAGGGCACGTTGCCGGTGAGCCATGCGGCGAGTGCCTGCGGGGTGTTGTAGGGGCGGTGCAGGCCGCGGCGGCGGGCGATGTCGTCGGCGGCCGCGGTGAGGGTGTTGAGGAGTTCCCAGCGGGCTTCGGAGGGGCTGTACCGGTACGGCAGGGTGACGGGTCCGGCGTCGGTGGTCATGCCGTCGCGTTCGCCGACGTGGACGGTCTGCCCGTGCGCGATGCGGTCTTCGGCGTCGGTCAGGAGGCCTGGTCGGATGCGGGTGGGGCCGGTGCGGCGCAGCGGGTTGAGGTCGGGGTGGCCTGCGGTGCGGCGGTCCTCGAGGGGCAGGTCGCAGTCGTCGCAGTGTTCGTGGTGCGGCTTGTGCGGGTAGGTCAGCACCATCGGGTCGGGTTCGCGGGTGTCGCCGAGCGCGGCCAGCAGGCCGATGAGGCGGTCGCCGCACGGGGAGCAGACGTAGGTCGTGTCCTCGACGTCGCGGTCGCAGCCGTCGACGGTGCAGGGCTGCATCGAGCGGGACGGGTTCACAGGCTGTCGCCCTTCATAGTCGTGGTGGTGGTGGGGGGTGCGGCGGTGACGCGGTCACGGACGTGGCGGAGCGCGTCGAGGATGGGGACGTTGCGCGTACGGGCCAGGTCTTCCGCCTCGGCGACTGCGGCGCAGCCACCGAGGACGTCCAGCTGGTGGGTGGCTTCGATCACCTGGGCGACGTAGGGGGTCACTGGCCTCTCACTTCCATCGTGGCGGGGGTGTGCTTGCCGTCGACGACCACGGCGGTGGTGACGGTCACGTCGTCGGGGGTGAGGCCGATGACGGTCACGCGGTCGCCAACCTGGTGGCCGCGGGTGCCGGAGCCGGGGGCACCGATGACGAGGTACGCCCAGTCGGGGTCGGGCGGGGGTGGGGTCGCGGGCTCGAAGGCAATGACGGTGACGGTGCTCTCGGGAGTCCACACGTCAGCAGCGAGCCAGCATTCCGGGCACAGGGGTACGCACTCGCGGTCGAGGCGGATGCGGGTCGACGGGCGCCCGCAGGCTTCGCATACGTCGCTCATGACCGGCCTGCGCGATCTCCGTACGCGGACCGGACCAGGGCGCGGAGCCCGCAGAACACGCCCCACACGACGCCTACCGGCCACCCGGGCGCGGCCAACGCGATCCGGGCGAGACGCCGTGCGTCGCGTGGGTCCGTCGCTCCCGCGAGCCACGAGAGGACACCGAACAGGATCAGCCAGAAGACGGACACGCTCGTGTACAGGCCGAGCGCCGCGCTCATGCGGCACCGCCGGCGATCGCCCGCAAGTGGCGGGGCACGACGTCGGGCACAAGCTGCTGCTGCTCGACCGTCAGGTGCAAGTCGTCCAGGATCCGCCGGATGACCATCGCGACCAGGTCGCCCTGCTGCTCCGCCAACCGAACCTTGCGTTCCTCGACGCCCGCCTTGATCGCTGCCGCGCACACCGCCACGAGATGCTTGCGCTCCGACTCGTACAGCGCGTACCAGATCGACGGCTTCGCCTCGAACGTGTCCCCACCGTCATCCCCACCGATCTTCCGCTTCGTCATGCCCCACACGAGGGCCGACGTCGTGCCATCCGTCAGCGGGTCCACCGGAGCCTCGTCGAGCTCCTGCACCTTCGTCCGCAACCACTGCACGTGCCCGGCCGTCCACCGCACCTCCTCCAACAACGCCTCCGTCGGGGACACGTCCGCGGGCAGACCCAACGTCACGACCGCGGCACGCGCCCGCTCCTCCTCCACCCGGCGGGCAGCAGCCTCCCGGGCCGCCTTCGTCCCCGAACCGTGGACCTTGCACGTCGACCCGCCCACGATCGAAGCCCGCTTGCACTGCTCCCCAGTGCCCTTCGCCTTCGCTGTGCACCGGGCCATCAGACGTCGCCTCCGTGAGGCGCCCGGGCGGGCGCGGTGTCCATGAGGGCAGGGAGCGTGTTGCCGGTCTCGTCGGCGGTCTCGTCGCGGGTCGCCTCGTCGGCCCACGCGGCGACCGTGTGCAGCGCCCGCACCCGCCGCAGTGTCGCCTCGGCCTTCACGGCGCGGTCGGCTGCCGTCCGCCACATGCCGCGCCACATGTCCCGCTGGGCGGTCAGCCCTTTCACGGCGTCGAGAAGGCTCTCCTCGGGGTGCTCGTGGGCGATCTCCCAGGCGTCCTCGATCTGGCGCCGCGTCTCGTTCATCTCCTGCTCGACGTCCCGCAGCCGCACCTCAGCCCGGTCGGCGGCCTCGGCGGTCCGGTCGAGGCCGGCGGTCAGCCGGTCCCGCTCGGCGGTCAGGGCGTCCAGCGCGATCAGCGCCTGGGCCAGGGTGAATGTCGGCTCCTCGCTCATGGCTCGGTCCTCTCGGTGCGGTCGTCAGTGCAGGTCTCAGTGACGGGTTCAGTGAGGGGTGCAGTGAGGGCGGCGCGGGCGAGGATCGCGCGGAGCTTGCGGGCGATGTACTCGCTCGCGTCGTCCGCTCCGGCCCAGTAGCGGGAGTCCCACGACGGGGCCGCGTGCTCGCCGCGCGGCGGGATGAGGGTGTCCTCGATCAGGTCCGCCAGCGCGGTGACCTCCGCCAGCGCCGCCGCCTGCCGGTCCACGTGCTCGGCCAGCATGTCCGACCACCGGCGGCCCAGCGTCGGGTTCGGTACGACCCGCTCGGCGAGGCGCTGGTAGGCGTTCAGGACCTCCACCGCCTCGGCCTTCCACGCGCTCAGGCGGCGCAGCTCGGCCAGCAGGGCGGGGATGTCCTGGCGGGCGTGGGCGATGGACTTGGCGGTGGGGCCGTAGAGCCTGTCAGCGATCAAGGTCTCGCGGTCTGCCGTCTCTACGCAGTGAGAGACGTACCGGCCGCCGTTGCCGATCGCAGGAGCATGGCGCCACGGTCCCGGCGTCGCAGCCTCCGCGCGACCCCGGATGGCGTCCAGGTCGAGGTCACTCATCGGTCTCTCCGATCTGCTCAGCGATCCGCGCGGCCTCGGCGTAGGCGTCACCGATGGCCGAGAACCCGATCTGCTCTGCGTCATGGCGTCGCATCTCAACCCGCAGCGCGGCGGCGATCCGGTCTGCCGCCCTCGCCGCCCCGCGCGCCTCCGCCTCGGCGATCAGGTCGCGGTCGGGGCGGTAGAGCACGACCACGGGGAGTCGCAGCGTCGCCCAGGGGAAGGGCCGGTCGTCTCCGAACACCACGCCGTGCTGTGCGTCGAAGCGGCACGCGATGGTGCCCGCGTCGCTGCGCACGACCGTGCCGTCGGGCATCGCGGCCAGGTCTGCGGCGCTCTCGACCCGCTCGCCGCTCATCGGTCGCCTCCGATCTGCTCGGCGCGGGCACTGAGCCAGACAGGGAAATCCGCGTTGTCGAGGAAGTCCTCGTCCTCGTCGGTCTGGTTCTCGTACTCGGAGTCATGGGCCGCGCTCAGCAGCGCCACCCGTGCGCCCCACCGGGCGCCCTCCACGAAGGCGGCGCGGTTCTGCTCGGCAATCCCGTTGTCGCCGTCGGGGCCGCTGTTGTCCGGGTAGCGCTGCAACGCCTCCACGCGGGCGGGTGCGAGCACGGTGAACTCATCGCTCATCGGTCGGCCCCCGCCTGCTCGGCGCGGTACCCGTACTCGACGGCGACGCCGAGGAGCCATTCCCTGACGTCGCCCTCGGGGATCGACTGAAACCAGCCCAGACGCGAGGAGGAGACCCAGGCGGCGAACTCCCGTGCCCCGCGCGTCTCCGCCTCCGCAATGTCCTCAGCCGTGTAGGCGTAGGCAGCGTGGCGCTCTGGGTCGATGTGCTCGCCGGACAGCAGTACACCGTCGCCGCACGTCAGGCACACGCCATCCGTGACGAAGTGCGCCAGCGCGCGCTCCTGCACACGGAAGAGCCAGCGGTCGAAGTCGTCCGGGATGAACTCGCCCTCTGCGCCGTCTACAAAGCAGTCCCGCACCTCGCCCGTGGTCGGGGTGTACTCAGTCATCGCTCTCTCCGAACAGCCGAGTCAAGGCCTGGACCGCCATGTCGTTGGCGATGTCAGGGTTTCCCCAGCGCTTGGCGAGGACGCGGCGGACCTGAGTCGCGGCGTGCGCCCAGCCCTTGTCGAACGCCTTGGTCCACTCCGTGTCGAACCAGCGGTCGAACGCTTCGGCCGTCAGCGTCGGGAACATGTCGTCAACCCACGAGTCGCGCACCTCGTCCGTCGTCGGCACGTACTCGCCCGCCGTCTCGATCCGCTCGCCGCTCATCGAGCACCGCCAGTGGGGCTCGGGTCGAGCGTGTCGTCCCACTCGTGGCAGCCGCCGTTGTACCAGGCGCCACCGGTGATGTGCGTGGTCGAGAGCGGGTTCTTCTGGTGGCCGTAGCCCCGCTGGCAGTAGTGCCCGCAGCCGCACGGGCACGGGGCCAGGCAGTCGCCGCTCATCGGGCCGTCTCCGTCCGGGTCAGGTGTTCGATCAGGGCGGCGGCGAGCATGTCCGCTACCCGCTTGGTCGGGAAGCCGTCGTGGCTGCCGTCTGGCCAGGTGGCGCGGCTCAACACCCGCGCGATCTCGTCCACGTCGAGCGCGGCGGTCAGGGCGTGCTCCGCGTAGCCGCGCCACTGTGCCTGGCTCTCCGGCTCCAGGTCGTCGTACTCCGCGATGTAGTCGGGGCCGCAGTCGGCGTGGATCGCCTCGGCGGCCCGCTCGACCGGCGTCGGGGTGGTGGGGTCGGTGGTGGTCACGCGGCACCGCCCGTCAGGTCCCACGCGGTGCGCATCGTCTGCGCGACGACATCGGGGGCGAGGCCGCCGGTGCCGGCGCCGAGGCCGGGGATCGCGATGGTCTGCCCGTCGTCGTACCGGTTTGTGAGTACCGCGAGCGTCGCGAGCAGGACGTGCGATGGCGGGATGGGCTGCGGGGTGAGCATCGTGGGCGCGTACACCAGCCACGGGAAGCGGTCGTGCCCGGTCGGGACGGTCACGCACGACCCGACCGGGATAGGCCCGCCGAGGCTGGTCGCCGCCTGCCACTGCACCGCGTCCTGCACGCGCACCCCGAGCAGGTCACGCACCGCCAGGTCGAGGCCGCCGTCCATGATCGCGTGACTGTTGCCCGCGGTGACGAGGACATCGTGAGCGGGAAGGTCCTCGAGCGCGGTGTGGGTGACGGTCACGGCCGGCACACCAGCGAACGCGGTTGCCCACGCCTTGCACAGGGCTGCGTTGAGGTCGAACAGGGTCAGGCTGGCGGCGGTCATCGGTCGCCCTCCTGGGAGAGGAGGTGCACGGACGTGACACCGACGATGGTCGCCTTGTCGGAGTAGCCGGGGCAGCCGTCGACGTCGTCGAGCTCGGTCTCGCCGCGGGCGGGGGTGATGGTGACGAGGTCGGGGCGGGTCTGCACGGTGAGGTGCCAGATGCCGTCCGGCCCGTAGTCGACACCGATGAGGACCTCACGCGGCCCGACGTCGGTGGTGACGGTCACGGACAGGACGTCGCCGCCGTCGACCGGGTACAGCTCGTCGTAGAGTCCGCCCTCGACCTCGATGAGGTCGTCGGACGTACCGAAGATGTGCGTGATGGCGGTGGTGGTGGTTGCCGCCGGCGGGCGGGCCTGGATGTTCACGGGTTAGTCCTTCGTCTCGGTGGTGATCCGCCCGGTCAGGGCGGCGAGGATGCGGCCGGACAGCAGGTCGTCCGGTCGGAACACGTGCACTTCGTGGCCGAGCGCCTCGAGGGCGTGCAGCCACGTCTTCTGGGCGTCGGACACGCGGCCGTTCTGCCGCTTGAGCTCGATGTAGATCTCGCGGTCGCGGCGCACGCCGTGCAGGTCGGGGTATCCGGCGGTGATGCTCTGCACGCGCCCTCGGGCGTTCGGGCGGTTGTCGGCGGGGTGGAAGAACATCCAGCCGGTCTCCCGCATGAGCGCTTCGACCTGCGACTGCAGGGCGCGTTCGGTCATGTCCTTGGCGACGGCGGCCACGTACTGGTCGCGGTTCACCGCCGGTTCTGGTCGTCCCAGGCGGCGTACCAGGCGAGGAGCCCGAACGCTGCCATCGCGATGAGCCAGGTGACCATCAGGCGGCCTTCGGCTTGCGGGGGGCCGGGGTGATCACGCTGTGCTTGACGAGGACCTTCTGCACGCCCGCGGGGGAGAGGCGGGCGGCGGCGCAGATGTCGAGCGGGTGGGTGCCGGCCTGGTGGGCGGCGATGATGTCGCGGTCACGGTTGGTGCGCGCCGCGCCCAGCTCGACCTCCAGGGCGGCGATGTGTTCCGCGAGACCGCGGAGGCTGGCGAAGGGCTGGTGCATACCTGCACTCTATCGGATCAGTGCGGGTGAAACCCAGTGTTACCGCTAGCGATTGCGAGCACTTGGGGGTTGACTCAGGGCATGGTCAAGATCAAGCCCCGCCCACCACCAACCGCGGCGTGACACCGTGAGTGAAGAGAACGAACCGAACGGGAACCAGTAGCGCGCTCTGACCCCTGGGGGATCGGCATGACGCCACTGCCACGCCAGAAGGCCCCCGACTGGACAGCTCCACCGCCTCGGGCGGGGGTTGCCAGTCGGGGGCCTTCGTCTTGTGCAGTCACGCCGCTTGGGTTGCGGCTCTCGTCCGATCGCTGCCGGTGGGCGTGGCGTGCGCGGCGAGGTCGTCGAGCGCCGCCCGGATGTGGTCGCAGAGGGCGGCGGCTTCGTCGGCTGGCAGAACGAGCGTTGCCGCCTCGCCCACGCTGACGTGGACGCGTAGCGCGTTGACTCGGTGCTCGACGGACGCGTACGTGACGACCTCAGGCGACGACCACGTGTGGTCGTCGTTTCGGATCGAGGGGTAGGCGCGCGAGACAAACGAACGTGCGGTGGTGTGTGCGACGTCGCGCGACATCGCGCTGGTGTGTGACACTGTGGGCGAACCTCTTTCGGTTTGATGCGACCTCTCACCTCATGACTTCTTAGCGGGATTCAGTGAGGTGGGGGGTCGTTTCTCTTGCTGTACGTGTGGATCGTATGCCAGCGGGGCGACACCCCTGCCGAGCCTGGTGGCCTGCGACTGTCGAACAGGTGTTCGATCATGGTCGCTCCTGGTCGCTGGGGACCGCTGCGGACCAGATTCCGCCGGAATCCCCCGATTCGTCGCCTCGCGCCGGTGACGCAACTCACATCTAGACCGTTGGCGCGAGCAAGTGGGGTGGGTGACCTGCAGGGTTTCGGCCGTCCACCCCTGTGCCTGTCGGGCGCGGAAGTGCAGGTGGGCTGCCTGGGTGCCCGGAGTGCGGGCACCCAGGCGGCTCCGCGCCTAGAGGATGTCGACGCGGTCCTCTGCGGTGGCGCCGAACAGGATGGAGAGCGCGGCCTCCCGGGCCTGCTCCGCATCGTCGATGCCGGTGAGAGCGACCGCGATGAGTCCCTCGCGCCGCTGGTGGTCCCTGATGGTGAGGGGCTGGTAGGTGCCCCGGATCGCACACACGGTAGAGTGTTGCTGCATGTTGCTAGTGACCTCCGGTCGCTAGGGCGGCCTGCGAACCTCGTGTTTCCGCCAAGACTCACCGAGGTCGCAGGCCGCCATTTCTGTCTGACGACAGGAATCGTAGCGCGTCATTCTCGTGCTCGTGAACACCGCCCGCGGAGCCGCGGCCAGCCCGGTGAGCTCCCGCCCCGGCGCCGCCCAGGCGGCGACAGCAATGGTGCACCTGGCGATCCCGAACCAGATGGAACCGGGCCGCCCCTGACCAATCTCCTTCTCCCCGCTCCGAACGCAGTCGAACGCTGCATCTGGCCAGTTGGAGCGCCTGAAGCCAAGTGAGTTGGCCCCAGGGCGCTCCGACTGGCTTCAGATCGGTTGGGACTGACGAACGTCCAAGTTGGAGCAGCAAGTGGGGATACTCAGGTTGCTGGCTCCTGATTGCTGGCAACCAAGAATGCGTTTAAACGCGCGAAACTGAACGTGTAATGCAGACTTAGCAGCAACGTCAGCAACCACCAGCAACCAACGAGGAGCGTTCCGAAGCCAGTCCGATCGAGTCGGAAGCCAGTCCGATGGAGTCCGAGGAGGCTCGCTTCAGCATGGAAGTCCGCTCCTTGACTGTCGTTCCCCCGTAGATCCCGTGAGGCTCCCGCCGCGTCAGGCCAACCGTCAGGCACGCCAGGCGTATCGGGCACGTCGCGCAGAGCCGCTTCGGCTCCTGCGTGGACCCGCCCCTCTCCGGGAACCACGCATCCGGGTCCGCCTGCGCGCACGCCGCCTGTCCCGCCTCCTCATCCGTCAGCCAGCGGCGCGGGTGGAAGTCCGCCGGCCACACGTTCATCCGCGGCAGCTTCTTCACCGGGCGCGTCATGCCGCCAGCTCACCGGTGATGGCCTCGACGACGCACGCGATCAGGTCGCGGGCGGCGGGCTCGACGCGCTGCCAGGTCTTGCCCTGGGCGATGTATGTCACCGTCGGCCGCGAGACGTCATACAGCACCGCGATCGCGCGATGAGTAATCCCCTCTGCGACGAGCGCCTTGATGGCCGCAACGTCGCCCTCGGTGAGCCTCGCGTTCGGGTTACGCGAGCCATGAACGCTCCGGTCTCGCTCGGCCATGTCGACCGCGTTCTGCGCCTGCGTACCAGGGACCAAGTGCCGCGGGTTGACGCACGGCGGGTTGTCGCAGCGGTGGCGAACGACGCGCCCGGCGACGTCCATGCCAGCGAGTTCGGCGGACACGCGGTGAGCCTTGAGGTTCGGGCCGTTCCGCCGTCCAGCTGGGCGAATGACTCCGTAGCCGAAGTCGTTCGTGGCGCCCGACCATGGCCAGCACTCGTCGGCGTCACGGCGGTCGACCTTCGACCAGAACCGCTGCTCAAGCGTCTTGACCGGGGAGTCGGTCGTGCCAGTCCTCCGGTGCCGCTGCAAGTGCAGTTCGCAGAGGCCGCGGCCCTTGTGCTTTCGGTCGCACCCGTCGACCAAGCAGCCGATGTTCATGCGGCCACGTCCTCTCTGGTGATGGCCGCCACGACAGCGGAGATGAGATCCCGGGCAGCAGGGGGCGTTACGGCGTTACCTGCGAGGCGGACCTGCTCGCGGCGGTTGCCGACCATGACGTACTCGCCGGGGAAGGCCATCGCCTGCTTGATCTCGTCGGGCTCGAGCATCCGGAAGCGGACGTCGTCGACGTCGATGGTGGGCCGGTCGGCCTGGAGCACGGACTGGTGGCCGGCGGTGGTGATGGTGCGGATCGGCTCGGACGCGGGCGTGGTCATCTCGGCGCCGCCGTGGTTGTTCCGGTGGATCAGGGCGTGGTGGTTGCCGGACGCGGTGACGGTCGCGAGTGCGTCGGACGCGAGCCGGGCCGTGGACCCGCCGCCGCGCAGCTCGGCGAGGAACGGCGGGAACGCGAGCCCGGTCTCGTTGCGGGTCGTCTGCGCCCGCATTGCCCGGCCGGTGGACGTCGCGACCTTTCCGTCGCGGCCCTCGACCGGGACGGCGAGCGGGTGCCAGGCCAGGGCCTTGGACTCGCGGGTGTGCATGGTCTGGGTCGGGTCGGCGATGGGCCAGGCGCGGTAGTACGAGCCGGGGTCGCCGTAGCCGGGGTGCTTGGGGTCGGCGGCGTCGTAGGGGTTGCCGCCGTGCTCGACGAGCAGCGGGGACCAGTACCGCTCGATGCCGACCTGGATGCGCCGCATGGTCTTGTCCGCCAGCGGCTTGGCGCGGTCCCCGATGCGCTGGCCCGGGTTGGACCAGTCGATGATCGAGGACGCGGGCAGCCAGTACGGCTCGACGACCTCGTTGCGGCACGCGGTGTTCGGGCAGCGGTAGAGGTACTGGGAGCGGTATCGGCCGGGGCGGGTCTGCCCGTTGCCCCTCTTCCACCACTGCATGGCCTCGACGACGGTCTCGCAGCGCGGGCACCACGCCTTGGGGCGCTGCATGCGCTCGAAGTCGGGGGCGCGTTCGCCCTCCTTCGTGAACGCGATGTACACGCGGTCGCGGGACTGCGGGGCGGGAGCCCTCATCGCGGCGGCGTGCATCGAGTTCAGCGAGATGATGCGGTGCCGGTAGCCCATCGAGTGCATGGCCGTCAGCCACGCCTGGAACAGCCCGCCGCGGATCCCGGTCGGGGATGCCCAGTCGACGACCTCGACGACGTTCTCCACGAGGACCGCGCGGTAGTCGTGCGCCTCGGTGAAGCGGACGACGTCCCACATGGTTGCCCGGGACCGCTCGGCCGCGGCGTCGGGCAGCACGTCGCCGAACAGGTCCGGCTGGATCGCTGCGGCCTTGCGGCCCTTCGCGCGGGAGTGGTTCGTGCACTCCGGCGACGCCCAGAGCATGTCCGTGCGGGGCACGTACCGCGGGTCGGTCTGCGAGATGTCGGCCTGCAGGTGGTCGACGTCGGGGTGGTTGGTGTTGTGCGTCTCGATGGCCTTGTCCCAGTGATTCGCGGCCAGACGCACCTGCACGCCTGGCACCGAGACCGCGCCGGTCGAACTGCCGCCGGCCCCGCAGAACAGGTCGGTCAGCGTGAGGTTGGCGCCGCTGTCCGGGACAGCAGTACGGGTGAGCTCGCCTCCTGGCAAGGTCCAGGTCTCGTACGGGCCCAACTCGTCGCGCCCGGTGGTGACGATCGGGTCGGCGCTCATGCTGCGACCTGCTGGCGGGTGTGGCCGGCGGCGATGCGGTGGGCGTGCTCGACGGCGAGGGTTCGCTTGTCGTGGCGGGCGGGGGTGCCGGTCCAGTCGCAATCGAGGCAGCGTGGTCGGGCGTGCCAGCGGAACCCGCCGTGCGGGTTGAGACGCTTCTCGACGTCGACGGTGATGGTGTGGCTCACGCTGGCACCGCCTTGCCGGTGTGACGCTCGCTGGCGGCGTGCCACTCGGACGGGAGGATCTCGGTCCAGATGTCGTGGTCGAACTCGTCGGACCCGAACCCGCTCTGGTCGGAGGACGGCAGGTCACGCAGGCGCATGTAGGCGACGCCGTCGTGAGCGAACACGCCCGGGGTCATGATGACCTGGGAGCCGTCGCGGTTGCGCGGGCCGTTGTACGTCTCGGCCAGGCCGGGGATGCGCTCGCGCCGGTACTCGATCGCGTCGAACTCGGCGCGGACCGGGTTGTTCTTGAACGGCTCCCACGTGCCGCGACGGCCGCCAGACTTCCAGCGGCCGGTGGTCGGCTTGTCGTCGGCGACGATCGCGGACAAGTGGCGGTCGCCGCCCCAGCCGTTGACCATGACGTAGCTCTTGTCGCCGCCGTGGGCCTTGGAGAACGCGTGAGCGCGCTCACCGAAGGCGACGTACCTTGCGTCGTTTCGGTCGATGACGGCGAGCACCTCGGGGTTGGTCGTCTTGGCGTACTGGGGGATGGTCATGCGGCACCTCCGGTGCGGGGTTCAGTGGTGGTGGCGGGCACCGGCGTGGGGCGCGGCCTGCCAGGGACCAGTGGGCTGACGTCCTCTTCGAGCGCGGCGAGGAACACGGCCCGCTCGTCGGGGCAGCTCGGTCGCTGGGCCATCAGCGGGCCTTCTCCCACGCGTTGGCGGCGTCGACGAGAGCGGTGATGGAGACGGGGTCGAGCCCGGACGTGCGGAACGCCTCGACGAACGCGAGGGCGGCGTCCGCTGCCTGCTCCGCGATGCGCGTGCGGCTGGGGGCGGTGGTGGTGAGGTGGTCCAGGCCGGGAGGCACCTCGCCGGCGGCCGGGGTCGTGACGACGGTGAGGCTGTGCCAGTCCTTAGCGACGACGGTGCCGGTGATGGTGAGCCCGGGGTTGAGGGCGAACTGGACGATGTCGCCGATCCGTGTGGCGCTCATGCCTGGGCTGCCAGGAGTCGCTGGTGGGCGTCGATGAGTGCAGCGGCGGTGGGCCAGTTGTCGAGGTCGATCGCCTTGACCTGGTCCATCTCGCGCAAGTCGGCGATGACCGGGCCGACGGCGTCGAGGATCGCGGCGATCGCGGTCTCGTGGTCGTCGAGCTCGACGAGGGACGGCCGGTGCGCCACCCGGTGGTTCGGGACGGCGAACAGGGTCTCGTGCCGGCCGATCGCGGGGATGCTGGCGGGGTCGGTGGCTGGTCGGGACCGTGTCTCGGCGTGGGACCAGGCGGCGCGGTCCGGGGGTGCGGGCAAGAGCCCGTCCCAGTGCCGGTGCGTCTCGTACGCGTTGTCGAGCGCGATGCGGTAGCGGCGGTCGTCCGGGTTGAACGACGCGATGGTGCCGCGCCCGGACGGGGTGCCCTGCGGGTCGAGGACGACGACGCGGGTGCCGTTGGCGACCTGCCCGGCGTGGTGGACGTGCTCGGGGCGGTGCCCGTCGAAGGCGGTCTCGGGAAGGTGGGTCACCGGGCCGCTCCCGTCCACTGCTGGATCTGCGGCCACGCCCAGTCCTCGAACTGGCGGGCGGCGTACTCGTCCAGGGCGCGGGACACACCCTGGCGGAACGTGGTGAACGTGGCCCAGAACTGGGCCGGGTCGTCGGTGGTCAGGCCCACCGCGCGACGGTCAGCGACGTTGGTCCACGCGTCGCCGAGCTCGCCGGCGGTGATGTCGGTGGGGGTGTCGTCGCCGGTCGTGTCGACGGCCGCCTGCCCGGGGGCGGGCTGGTCGCCGAGGTCGGCCCAGCCGTCCCCGCGGGTCGGCTCGGTGCCGTCGACGGTGTGGGCGACGCCGGGGCGCAGCCACCATGGGAGGTGGTGGCCGCTCACCGGGTCACCGCCGCGAGGCCGCGGGCCATGGCGGTGAGGCGGGTGGTGCGGGACTCGGCGCGGCGGGCGCGTTCGGCGGCGGACGGCCGACCCCAGACCGTGGCCTCGAAGCCGTTCGTCTGGGCGCGGACCTCGTGCGGGAACGCCTTCGCCGAGTGGTGCTTGCCGACGACGGACGGGCCGGTGCCGTTGAGGTAGTCCTCGTACGCGGCGATCTCCGCCGCCTTGTTGACGGGGCCGGGCCTGACCCGGCGCATCCGCTGCTGGGTGGTGGTGTCCACGGTCAGCGGCCGCGGTTGATGGCGCGGGACCGGCGGGCGGCCTTGGTGGCGGCGCGGCGGCGGGCCTTGACGTGCGCGGGGACGCGGGACGACTTGCGGGACGGGCCCTGCAGGATCGCCGCCTGGTAAGGCGTCGGGTCCTCGGGCTGGGTGTTGCTGGTCATCGCGGGTACTTCCTTCCGATCCGTGGTGGGACATGAAGGAAGTTACTAGGTATCACTTGGTGTTGCAAGACGTAGGGACACGAAAGTGCGGGTGAACATCCGGCGGGATCAGGTGTTCCGCTCGTAGTTGTGCAGCCGGGCGTAGTGCCCGCGGCGCAGGAGCGTGAAGTCGCCCTTGGCGCCGTGCCGGTTAGGCGCGACCGGTCACCAACCCGGCCCGGACCACCGGGCCAGTTCCGGATCCATCGGCGTCCACGGCCAGTGCCCGCCACGCTCCAACGACTTCGGCCACGCCCGCTCGTCACGATCCCCACGCCAGCGCACCAACGTGAAGTACTTCGGATCTGCCTGCTCGCCGAGCTTCGCCTGCTCGTCGCGGTCGATGGTCAAGCCCAACCCGAACTCCGGCCACCCCATGAGTGCCGCCGACCCGCGCGGACGCAGATCACGCACCCCAGTCGCGTTCGTGGCGTGCCCCGCGTGCGCCTCCATGACGAGCGCGACACCACGGGCACGCAGCGAGTCGAGCGCGTTGATGAGCGGCGCCGCGTCGTCGTCGTTGTTGATCGCCCGGGGCACGAGCTTGTACAGCGGGCCGATCAGCAGCAGGTCAGGTTCGTGCTCGTCGATGAGCCGGTGGATCGCCCCCAGGTCACGATCCGTGGTCACATCCAGGCGACCTGTCGGCATGCCGTCCACGGTCAGCATGTCGATTGCCTCCGCAGGATCCGCAGAACCGACCTGGCGGGCCTTTGCCACGACCCCACGCACCGCACGACGCCACTGCCGCTCGGTGTTCTCCGCGTCGACGACGACCACCTTGACCGGGGCGATCGGCTTGAACGTCGTCGGGTGCACACCGGCAGCTGCACACACCGCCAACTGGCGGACGAATGTCGACTTCCCCGCGCCCTCACCGCCCGTGAGGATGAGCCGGTCCATCCGCTCGAGAAGGTTCGGGATCAGCCAGTCGTACTCGTCCGACCCGTCAAGCACCTGCGCCAACGTGCGCGTTGCCAGACGGCCCGCACCGCGGTGCGCGATCGCCTCCCACTCGCCGCGCGCCGCCGTCATGACCTCCGACAACGGTGCGTCCGACTCGCCGAGCTGCCGCATCCGGATGCCCGTGGCCGTCAGCCTGCGCCGGGTCGCTGCTTCAGCGATCTCCTTCGCGTAGTGGCCGGCGTTCGCGGTTGTCGGCGTGGCCTCGATGAGGGCGAACAGGTCGGCGGCGGCGACACCACGGATGCCGCGGCTGCGGCACTCCGCGTCGACGGTGATCGCGTCGACGGCGTCCCGGCGGGCGTGCATCTCGCAGGCGACGGCGAACACAGCACCCAAGCGCAGGTCGTGGAAGTCATCGCCGCTGACGTGCTCGGCGGACTGGCGGATCGACTCCGGATCCAGGAGTGCGGCACCGACGACAGCTCGCTCCGCGGCGAACGCTGCGGTGACGGATGCGGCGCTCACCAGCGGCCCATGAACTGGTCTGCGTTCGACGGTGCGGCAGCCTTGGCCGGCTGACCCGATGTGGCTTCGCGGCGCATCCAGTTGCGCCACGTCGCCGGCCAGTCGACTTTGACGCCATTCTGCCCGGGCTTGGCCCGCCAGTAGTCGATGAACGCGGCCGTGGCGCGGCGGCCGTCGATGCCCGGGCACTCAGCCTGGACCCAGGCGACCATCTCGGGGGTGACGGTGAACGGCTCCGGGATGCGGGTGCCCTTCGAGGCCGCAGGCTTGCGCGTCGTCGTCGGAGCGGCGGCAGCCGCGACCGGCGCAGCTGCGCCTACGACAGAGTTCGAAGAACTCTGTATCGGGTCGGGTACGGGTCGGGAGGATTCGGGGGCGATTCGGGTTACCCGATCCTCACCCGATCGGGTACCTGATCGGGTACCCGATGCAGGGGTGGTGCAGAACTCGCAGTCGGGCACCGTGATGCCCTTCCTCGCGTGCCAGCGACGGTGGTTGCCCAGCGCGCCGGCCGTGGACTCTGCTTCCCGCTTCGCCTTCACGGACGCCGCGTCGGGCTGGTAGTCGGACCAGTCGTGGAACTCCCACCCGCCGTCGTCGGCCTTGTCCCACAGGCCGACGTCGACGAGCGCGTTCGCGTCGTCGAGGTTCCCACCGAGCATCGGCAGCATGTACGCCGGGATCCGCCCGTCCGTGAGCTGGTCCATCGACCAGGACAGTGCAGTGACCCACAGTCCACGCGCCACGGCCGGCGCCTGCACCCACTTCGGCGACCCCCACAGTTGGTCGCTCACCTTCGCCCACGGCATCAGGGACGCCCCCCTCGGGACCCGTGGCAGCCGTGGCACAACGTGCGCAGGTTGTCGGGCGTGTTCGAACCGCCATCGGCGTACCGGACGATGTGGTCGACCTCGAGGTTGTCCGCGCTGCCGCACCAGACGCACCGGTACCCGTCGCGCTCCTTAACGCGACGGATGGTTGTAGAGGACGCCTGCCTCGTTCGACGGATGCTGCCCGAGTCGTTCATTCGGTACAGCGGCTCACCATCCGGCCCGCGGAGGCGGAGAAGGGGACTCTGCGAGGCCTCGTGGATCTTCAGGGCGCGGCGTCTCCGGTACTTCCAGTTGTCGATGTTCTCGACGCCGTTCCACTCTGGGAACTCGAAGGGCTGGTAGGCCACGCTGTCACCGGCCCTGCGTGTGGGGCAGGAGACCCTGGGCGATGGCGTCGCGGACCGTGATGGCTGGTCGGTCGCCCAGGGGGATGGTCGACTCGTCGAGGGCGTCCTCGAGGATGTCGTCGGACGCGTCCGCGTCTTCGAGGTACCGGTGGATGGCGTCGGCGAGGACCGCGGTCGCTGGGTCGTACACGGCGGCCAGGTCGTGAAGCCAGTTGTCGACGTGGAGTTCGACGGTGGCCTGCCGTCCGACCCAGGCGTTGTACTGGGTGGTGGTCCAGACGCCGTCGGCGACCCAGCCTGCCTTGATCGTGCGCTGGTGCTGGAGGGTCCGCTTGAGGTGTTCGAGGTCGGCGCGGACCGCTGCTGGCCCGTGCTTGCGGAGGTGGTCGGCACGCTGCTGCTGGGTGCCGCGAAGGGCGATCTCGGTGTCGGACTGCGGCTGCGGGATGGATGTGGTCATTCGTCTCCGATTGGTGGTGGAAGCCCTCAGAGGGGGCGCCAGGTCCAGGTGGTGTTGCGTACGGTGCAGCGCGGCGGGTGGTGCAGGAACGGGGTCGGGGTGAACGCGATCACGGTGGTCAGGAGGCTGTGGCAGTGGTCGCAGACGGTGACGGTGTGGTGGCAGGTGCCGAGCAGGCACGCCCACTCGGCGGGGTTGTCACAGCCGGTGACGTTGCACGGCACGTCGGTGGTCAGGTCGACGTCGACGTGCACGAGCTCGTCGGTCGCGGCGCTCACGACGCCTCCCCGGTGAGCCGGTCGAGGATGGCGGAGCCCTGCCGGGTCATGGGGCCGCGAACGGCGTACCGGGCCTCGTGACGCACCTCGGCGGCCACGAGGCGCAGCAGTTCGGCGTCATCGGGACGTTCGGGGCAGCGTGAGTGCACTCGCGGTGTGCCGTCGATGCGCAGTGCGAGCTGCCGCCCGCACCACGGGCACGGCGAGTGCCCGCGCAGGCACGACTTGTGCCAGACGTAGGGGCCCTGGTCGTTCCCGTACCCCTCGCGCCCGCAGATGTTGCACCGCCACTTCGGGCCGGTCTGGTTGTACCCGTACCAGCGGCCACCGTGGATCATCGTGAAGCCGGTCGCGGTGCTCACGAGATGCCCTGCCGGTCTGCACGCGTCCACAGGTCGCGACACGCCGCAAGGGCGGTGGCGATCTCCTGCGCATGGTTGGCGACGCGCTCTGCGTCGTGGAGCGCGGCGGCGACACGGTGGTACTTGACCGGGCCGCGGTGGACGTACAGAGGTGTGGCGAGCAGCCCGGCCGCGACGAGCAGGTCGGCGTATGCCTTGCGCGCGGCAGACCAGGCCGCGCCGAACTCCTCGTTCGCCTCGTCGTAAGGGATCGGCTGGTCGTCAGCCGCGGGGACGATGCGGAGGTTCACAGGTGCCTCCACTCGACGGGTGGCATCGGGAGGATGAACTGGTGCTCGTCGCAGACGACGGCACCGTCCCCGACCTGGGCGTCCAGGTGCTCGGCAAGCACGACAGCGTGGTGAAGGTGGCACACCGTGACAGGCCCGTGGCTGCCGGGGCAGATCGTGACCCCGGCAACCACGGCTGGTCGGGCACACCCATCAGCGGCGCAGTCGATGGTGAGCGTCAGGTCGACGTCGAGCGCGGTCACGACTCTCCACCGCGCCGACCATCAGCCGGCCCGAGCTGACCGTTCTCTCTCGCCTTCATGACCCAGCGAGCTGCTGTCGAGTGAGGCACGCCGAAGTGCTGTGCCACAGCCCGAGTGGGGTACTCGCCCTGAGACCAGGCTTGCCTGTACGTCGTCGCCACGAGATGGAGGTGGGTATCAGACATCCGACGGGGCCCTGACTGGGTCTCACGGTGGCTGGGCCCCACGGTTGTTGCGGCAGCAAGCGCGGCGAGCAGGTCGGGTACGTCGCACACGGAGTCCTGCAGTGCGGCGATGCCCTTCTCGCTGTATCCGCCCTTCGACGGCTTCGCATCGAGCGCCGCCTGGTAGCGGGCAGAGATCGCCGCCAGGTCCAGGGCTGGTCGGGCGGTCATCGGTTTGCCTCCCGCTGCAGCACGTTGATGGCGTGCAGCACGCCAGCGTGAAACGCGTCTCCGATCTCGCGCAGCTCGGAGTCGTCGAGCAGGCCGACGATGGTCGTTCCGAGGACCTTGGCGACGACAACCGACTCATGGAGTCGGAGCGGACGAAGACCCGCTTCGATCTTGGCGACAGTCGGCTGACCCATCGGCCACCCAGCGGCCGTCAAGGCCTCCGCCAGCTGCGTCTGGTTCCATCCGCGGCAGTCGCGCGCGCCTCTGACCCGCATACCAATCGACAGCGGTGTGACAGTCCCGGTCATGCGACGGCCCTCTTCGTGCAGCGGGTGCACTCCGGGACGGAGGATCCCGCGACTCGCCAGTTCATGTCGCGGACGGAGCCGCACAGCGACTCGACGTGCCCAAGGTCGTACCGCTCGGAGAACTTGTCGCCGTGCAGCAGGAAGGAGCCTCGTTCCTTGCCGTAGGTGGGCACGAGGTGGGCGACGCGCCCGCTGTCCTTGATGCCCCAGGCGTGCCCTTCGAGCGTGGGGCGCGGCTCGATGCCCCACTTCGGGGTGTGCGGGCAGTCGCCCATCAGGGTCTTGACCTCGTCGCGCGGGCGGATCTCGAACCGGAACCCCTGCGCCTTCGCCTTGTCGCGCTCGGCCTTCGTGTCGTAGAACTTGGCGAGCACCTGCGCCTCAGCGAGGATCAGCTCGCCGCCGTACGAGCGACCATCGACGGTGGACGCACCCTCGACGCACCCGCACGGGGCGTAGGAGATCCAGGTGACGTCGGTGGTGTCGTACGACTGGCCGTCGACCTCGACGGTGATCGTTGGCGCGCCCATCAGAACGGCGGAGCCTGGTCGAAGGAGTCCGGGCCAGACGTGGCCCACGGGTCGGCCTGCTGACGGCCGCCGGAGCGCTGCCCGCCGCGACCGACCTGCTGCGGCCCGCGCGGCTCAGCCACACCGAGCGCGTCCACGTGCTTGAACTCCAGCGACGGCGTGTCGCCGCCCTCACGGTTCCTGAACGAACCCAGGTACGCGGTGCCGACCACCGTCACCTTCGCGCCCTTGACGAGCCGCTGCCGCTCAGCCTCCGCCTCCGCGTCGGCCCCCCACAGGGCGACCCGCCACCAGTTCGTCGGCCCGGCGTCCTCCCACTCACCGGAGTCGTTCTTGCGCCGCGGGGTGTCCGCGATCGAGAAGTTCAGGACGGGCTTGCCGCCCGGGGTGAACCGGAGCTCGGCGTCCGCGCCGAGGAAGCCGGAGACGTTCACGTGTGCCACGAGATGGTCCTTTCGATGGGGTCGTGCAGGGTTGGTCAGGGGGTTCCGCCGGCGCGGCGCTGGGCCTGCTTGTCCGGGGTGTCGCCGTGCGCGAGGGCGTACAGGTCCGCCAAGGGCTGCATCTGCGCCGGGGTGGGCAGTGCCACCGCCGCGAGTGCCGCCTCGAACCGGCGGATCGCGGGCGGGTAGGCGATCACGACGCCGCCGTCTGCGGTTCACGCCCACCGAACACGTCCTCGGGGATCGCAGGCTCGGCCGGCGGGGCGACAGCCTCGAGCAGCGTGATCACCGCGGCGGCCTCCGCCTCGGTCAGGTCGGTCGCGGCCGTCACCGGCCTGCCCGCCTGCTCCGACGCGAGGGTCAGCATCGACGCCCGGTTCAGACCGGCCTCACGCATCAGGTCACGCAGCCGCGCCGACTGCTCCCTCGTGATGTGCGGGACGGCGTCCTCGATCACCTCGGCGTCGTGGATCTCCTCCGGGACCGCATCCGGCACCGCCTGCACCTGACGCGACCGCTCCTGCACCGCGGCCGCCAGCTTCGCGGACCCCGAGCGCGGGCTCACGCGCTCGAACCCGCCGTCCGCCGGGGTGTTGTCGGCCTGCTGCATCTCGTCGGACGTGTACAGCCCGGACAGGTCCTGCGGGAACGCCTTGCGCAGCGCGAGCGCCTCAGCGCACTTCGCGAGCATGAGGGCAGGCTTCGACGCCCACATGCTGTTCGGGTTGCCGTCACGCTTGAGAGCGACGTACTCGGTGTACAGCGCGATCGCCGGGTAGCGGGCGCCGTCACGGATCACGGTCACCTTCGCCGCGGCCGGCGCCTCCCGGGAAAGCCACACGTCCGTCCACGAGCCGTCAGGCCCGCACCACAGGGTGTCCTCGTACCCGAACGAACCCCGGGCGCGGTCGGTGGCACGGCGGGCCACGAGACGAAATCCGTCGATGCCCGTCTGGATGGTCTGCTTGCCCTGCCGCTCGATCATGTAGATCTGCCGGGCGAACGGGTCCAGCCCGGTGCGGGTCGACTGGTGGAAGAACACGGCCAGGTCGGCGTTGGTCGCGTTCGACACGCCGAGCTGTCGCAGCGCGGCCACCTGCTTGTCGGTGAAGAACGACTGCCCGTCCGTGATGGCCAGGTCGGACGACGGGCCACGGGTCACGATCTCGGTGCTCACAGGTCCTGCTCCTTCGGTTCGATGGTCTTGGCGACCCCGACCAGGGAGACGCCGGAGCGGTTCCCCTGTCGGCGGGCCACGGTGATGCCGTTCCACACGGCCAGACGGGTGTCACCCATCGCATCGAGCAGGGCCGACTTCGCGGCCCGCTCCGCCGCCTCGGCCTGCCTCTTCGCTGCCTGCGCGTCGACGAACGCGCGCGCCATGGCTTCGTCGATCTCCACCTGGGAGTCGGCCTCGATGTCCGGGTGCAGCCGCTTGAGGGTGTCGAACGTCGCGACGTGGTCGTCGAGCGGTGGGGCCGCGGCGTCGTCGAGGGTGGACAGGTAGAACGCATACGCGATGCGCTCCAACCCCTGCGCGGTGTCGGCGTCGTAGTCGATGCGGTACTCACGCAGGTCGAGCCGTGTCGTCAGCAGCGCGATGTACCCGACCCGGGCGCCCGTGACGTGCATCTGCCACTGCGTCTGCGCCGCGTAGTAGGCGGGCACCTCATCGGTGCCCGGGGTGCCCCAGGCGTCGTCGTCACGGGACGTCTTGGCGTCCACGACGACGGCGGGTGCACGCCCGGCCTTCGGGCGCAGCACCGGCCACGCTGCCGCGTCCGGGGTGGCCGCAGCCCACGCCCCCAGCTCGGCGTACCACTGGCGGCGCACCCGCTTGAGCTCAGGGTGACGGTCCTGCCACCAGGAGAGGATGCCGTTCTCGAGGTAGTGGCCCCTCGACTTCACGTCCTGGTTCTTCCCGTCGTCCGACGGGATCTCGCCGCGCAGCAGGTGCCAGATCGAGCGGGGCGACTCCCACGGGGACAGGCCGATGATCCCGGCCACCTTCGACGCGCTCACGACGCGTGCCCACTCGGGGGTGCCCGGGGCGGGCGGGACGCGGGTTGTGGTGGTGGCGCTCATGCGGGCACCCTTGCTCTCCACGCGGCAGTCTCCGCGTCGGTCGCCTTGCGGTGGGTGCGGACGTTGAGGCCGTCGATCTCGGCCTCCCAGATGGCAGGTCCGGCCTGCTCCAGTCGCAGCGCCGCGGCCAGTGCGTCCGCGTCCGGGTCCTCGTCGGTCAGGAGCGTCACGTGCGCGCGGTGTCCGGCGTACACGTTCACGTACGGCACGTCGAGGCCGGCGGTCGCCGCGTCCTCGACCAGGGTGGCGGCCAGGCGGAGCACCTCAGCGGTGGTGGCCATCACGCCACCTCCCCGCTCAGCTGCTTCGCGAGGAACGCGGCGAGCTCGGCGTTGGCCGTGTTGTGGCCGTCGAGGTACCCCTTCCGGTACTCGTTCGCCGTGTCCTTCGGTTCGCGGCCGATGAGCGCGCCGAGCGTCACGCCGAGGGCGTCGGCCAGGTCGAGCGCCTCAGTCACCTCGACCTTCCGCCGGCCGTTGATGACCTTGTAGACGGTGGTCTGGTGCCACTGGTGGCCGCGCGCCCGCATCGCCTGGGCGAGCCACTCCTGGGAGCGGCCAGTCCGGTCGAGGGCGTCAGCGACGTTCGCGCGCAGTGCCGCACGGCGCCCCTTCATCGCAGGGCCCCCGTCTGCACGAGGCGGGCCAGCAGACCCATGGCGGCGGCGAGCTGCCCGAACCCGGCCGTCAGGTGGGGGGCGGAGCCGACCTCACCGGACAGCAGGGTGATGAAGCCGCCGGCGAGCAGGGTCATGATGACCGCGACCACGATCCCGACACCGAGGCCGTGGGCGGACGCGTGACCCTCGGCCTGCGCGGTGCGGGCGTTGACACCGGCGGGGATGACGCCACCGCCGGTCAGGTCGAGCGGGGCGTCCGGGTTGACCGGGGGCCAGTCCTCGAAGAACGCGTCCGGGTTCGCGGCCGCCCACCGGCCGAACGTGCCGGCGCAGGCGTGGCACAGTGGTGCACACAGGTCAGGGCTGTGCACGTCGCCGGGGTCGTCGCAGGCGAGGCAGCGCGGGTTGTGGTCGGTCTCGCGGTCCGCGAGATCCTGCAGCCGGGAACGCTGCCATTCACTGGTGTTCATTCGGTACCCTCCAGGGGAGTGGTGGGCCGTCATCCCGACTCGATCTGTGGTGGATCTGGGGTGGCGGCCCGCTGCTGTGCGGGGCAGGGTCACGCGTCGTCGAGGGAGTCGATCCACTCGTACGGGTCGTCGAGGATGAGGAACGAGGACCGCTGCTCGGGGTCGTCGTTGAGCCGCTTCGCGTCAAGGCGACCCGCCTTGATCAGGTCACGGACTGTCGTCGCCGGGACGTCGGTGATCCGCGCCCACGTCGACACGCGCCAGGACTTCTTCGCCGCCTTGGTCAGGACTGCGGTCATGGGAGGTTGCTCCTTGCTGTGGCCGGGACTCGCCCGGGTTTCGTCCACCGATGTGAACGATAATGCCAGCAAGAACCAGTGACAGCAAGCACTGTGCGTCACCTCCTCGTGAAATCACCCGCCCTGCACCCTCGCTGTGGCCGTCAGATCCCAGCAATCTGCCAGTGAAGTGCGAGTACCGTCAGCGAAGTACCACCGAGACACGACGTGGTGTTCGATGACGACTGAACGGAACGAAGATGAACGACTCGAGGAGCCACCCATGCCCGCGACAACCCCGGGCGACCGTGACCGGGCACGTGTTGCCGTAGCCGCGGCGATCACCCAGCGCGGCAAGTCCCCGACAGCGGCCGCCGGCGAGATGGGCATCGACCAGATGACCCTGCTCGGCTTCGTCAACGGCGACCGGTGGCCGCGCGCGCAGAAGCGCACCGCGATCGAGCAATGGCTCGGATGGGCTCCCGGCGCGATCGATGACATCGTGCGCGGCGCGCCCAGCCCCGACGACAGCGCGACCGTGACCGCAGGACGGGTCCACCTCGATGTGCGTGCGGGGGACTACACCGACCTGGCCCCGGCCGAGCTCAACGAGGCGGTAACCGTCGCCACCGCATCGTTCTTGGAGCGGGTGCGGCAGATCCGCGCTGCACGGCCACGGGACTGACGAAGCGCCCGCCCACCGGCGGATCAGTGAACGGGCGCTGTGTGGGCTGTCGGCCGCGTCACGCGGCGTCGGCCGGCCCGGCGTCGATCAGCAGGCTCGACGACTTCTCCAGTGCCGCCTTCTTCATCGCGTGGTTCGCGTGCATGTACCCGCGACTCGTGACGATCGACGAGTGACCCATGATCGCCTTGACGACCTCTGGGTCGACACCCGCTTCGAGGAGCAGGTTGGCCGTCGTGTGCCGGGCCTCGTGCAAGAGGTAGCGGCGACCGGACTCGTGCGTGATGCCCAGCGCGGCCTGGATCGCCTCCCATGCCTCACGGTCCCGGTTCGGGGTCTGGGGTAGCACCCGCGGCGTGGTCTTGCCTCGGCTGAGTCGTACCGCGGGCCACACGAGGCCCCACGGGTTGTCGGGGCACATCGGCTGCCACTCGCGCAGGGCGGCCTCCATCCACGGCGTGAGGGGTATCACACGCCAGCCCGCCTTGGACTTGGGGCGCACCAGGTGCCAGGTCAGGTGGAGGTGACGGCTCTCGTACCCGTCGGGCACCCGGAATCGCCTGCTCGTGCAGGAAGCGGGGCGGTCGCGCTCGCATGTGGGCGCCTTGTCGCCGCCGGCGCAGCCGTGCTCGTAGGGCAGCGCCTGGAGCTGCCAGTCGACGTCGAGGGTGCCCTTGTCGAAGCTGACGCGGTCCCAGGTCAGGCCGAGGCACTCGCCCTGACGCATGCCGTTGAGGAGGGCAGCGATCCACCGGGAGCCGTCGTCGAGGGTGCGGGCGTGGGCGAGGAGCTGCTTGGCCTGCTCGTTGGGGATGGCGTCACGGTCGGAGACGGCCAGCTTGGGCGCCTTGGTGAGGAAGACGCGCTGGGGGACGGGGTGCCCTTCGGCGACGGCGGCGCGCAGGATGCGCAGCAGGCAACCCTGCGCGGCGTTGGCGGTGGTGGTGGAGCGCCCGGCGGACGTGACGGCGTGCGTGACGGCGCGCACATCGGCGGGTGTGAGGTCGGTCAGGCGGCGGGTGCCGATGGCCGGGACGATCCAGTGGCGTACAAGGGATGCATCGGTGGCGTAATACTTCGGGCGCGCATGCTTCTTGTGCTCGGCAAGCCACACCGCGGTCCACGCCTTGACGGTGGCTCCGGCACGGACGCCTTCGGCGGGTGCGCCGTCCCGTTCGATCTCCTGGCGCTTCTTGCGCAGCCGGCGCTTCACCTCGGCCTCGCCGCCGCATCGGCCGGTGCCCCGGCACGCGTCCTTGCAGGTGCACTTGGCGGACACGGTGACCCGGCGTGTGGTGCCGCGGATGGTGGTGCCGACGATGAGCGCGCCTACCCAACGGTGGTCGCTGGCCCGCTGGTAGACGGATCCGGTGCCGTAGGCGACCCGGTTCTCCTTGCTCAT